CCGCAATCTTTTTCTTGATTGAATTCGACTCCGCCCAGATGACATAGATAATCGCCAATATGCCCCAGAAGTCTTTGCGCGTGAAAAAGAAGGCCAACATGCATCCGGTGCCCGCTATGACAAGCGCCAATTCACACAATACATTGAATAACTCGGCTCGCTCTTTAAACCATTTAGCCACGTCTGCCCTCCAGTACCTTCCCTGAAACTCACTGCGCTGCAAATAATCCATCTGTGTTTACCATCTCTGCCGCCTTCAAATTGGCCGTGGCTTCTTTCCAGTACGATTCCTTGAGTTCACATCCTATGAATTGCCGCCCCATTTTCACTGCCTGATAGCCCTCAGAGCCGATGCCGGCATATGGAGAAAAAACCGTGTCTCCTTCATTCGTCCATAGCCTGATGCCACGCTCGATCACTTCTAATTGCAGTGGGCAGATATGGCGTTCGTCTTCATCCTCGCGCGCGCCCTCTTTGTTGAGCGTGTTCGATGGGTTGATGTCCATCCACACTGGCGAGGCGTAACGCTGCCATACCTGCACCGGAAAAGATTCGTTTGTGTTCGTCACGCGCTCAAGGTTTTCTCCCGGCTTGCGCATTGTCACCAGATAATCTGGTATCCCCTGCCGACTCATACACGCGTCTTTCTTGAGTTGTTTGTGTAGTAGGCCGAGGGCTTTTGTCCGCTGCATTGCCGTAACCGGGTCTTTCCAAATACAGACTTCAGAATGGAAGATGAATCCTACCTCTTTGAAAATACGGATAAGTTCGCCGCGAAAATCACTAATACCGATCACGCCATCCCGCTCTTTTGATGTAGGCAGGTTCATGCAATGAAAACTCATCAATCGCCCAGGCTTAAGGATGCGCAGCAATTCAGGCGCGAGAAAACGGAAGTGCTCAAAGAACTCCGCATGGGTCCGGCAGTTGCCCATGTCCCTCTCACTCGCTGAATAGGTGTAAAGACTGGCAAATGGTGGAGAGAAAATATGGTAATGCACTGAGTCTGTGCGCAGGTCTTTGATTTTCTCAACCGTATCCGCGCAATGCAGTGTCCATGTTCGGCCAGCGGACATGCGGGGAATGTAGATGTCGCCTTTTCTGCCGTGGCCGTGAATTTCTGCCTGATTCAAATCGTGCATGTTGTTGACCATCTCCTCTGCCATTTTCTTTGCGTCCGATTCTTTGCGTTTGATATTGGCGACTACTTCACCCTCACCTGTGCTGGTTACGATGTAGCAGTCAACCGGCGACTTCTGACCAAATCGCCAGCAGCGCCGAATCGCCTGATAGAACTGCTCATAAGAGTCCGAGAGGCCAAGAAAAACCACGTTGTGACACGATTGAAAGTTCAAACCAAAACCACAAATTGAAGGCTTGGACACCAGCACGCGAATATTTCCAGTGGCGAAATCCAGCATGGCCTTTTCCTTGAAGTCTGAAGAATCCGAACCGCAAACCTCAACCGCGCCCGGTATCAGCTTCGCCGCTGCATTCGATTCACTATTAAGGTTTGTCCATATCAGCCATTGCTCGTCCGGCTTCGTGGCGGCGATTCTGGCGACCTCCGCAGCCCGTTCGTCGGTACTGCCTGACCGCGCTCTCTGGCGCTCTTGTAGCGTCACGGCAGGCAGGGCAAACAATGCTCCCTCTGGTGCGCGCTCAACTTCTACGGTGCGTTCGTGAATGGTCAACTCAGGCAGGATGAAACCGGCATCGTCATACCCCAAATCGGAGGGCTTGCGAATCATCACAGCCCAGGAGCAAACCCACTTCCAGAAATCTTTTTGAGCGTGGCCTTTGAGTCGCCATTTGGAAGTGTCCCCGCCATCATGCACAAAGAACGTGCTCAACATCTCAGTCCGCGACAGGTTCCCTAAAAACTCTGAGTGATTGCCAAGTTCCATGTAATCGTTTGGCGAGGGGGTTGCCGTGCATTCCAGCTTGTATTCTGTCGCATGGAAATCTTCAATGATGGCGTTTTTGAATTTACCTTCAAACGATTTCAGGATGCTGGATTCATCCAGCACTATGCCGGCGTAATCCGATGGCCGGAAGTGGTCAAGCATCTCGTAATTGGCGATCGTGATTTGAGCGTCAACCGACTGGCGCGCATAAACCACTTCAATCCCAAGTTTCTTACCTTCGCGCACGGTCTGCGGAGCTACAGCCAATGGAGCAAGTATCAGCACCTTGCCGGGTATCTGCCGCGCCCATTCAAGCTGCATAAAGCTCTTGCCCAGCCCACAGTCGGCAAAGATAGCGGCGCGCCCTTTCCGCAAGCACCAGCGAACAATATCCCGCTGCACATCAAACAGAATCGGATTTATTGGCCCAGGTTCAAGGCCACTGGTTACAACGTGAATCTGCTTTGAGTCTAGGAATTGCTGATATGTGCTCATCTGCTCGATTTCTCCCGCCCTGTTTCCAGTACCTTCCCGCTTGTACTGCTGACCCACCAGCTACTTTTTCCGCAGGCCACATGCCACCACTGACTTCGCAAAAAGTAGGCCGCAACTTCACAATCAACCATGCTCACGCCCTTTTTCCGCAGAGCATGTTGAACTACTTCGTAACCTGTAATCATTGGCTGCAAACTGTCGCTCCAATCGTTGTTTGTCTCTGAAAATCCATACTTCCGCAACATCTTTACTGATGCTATCCATAGCGGCGTTTCTAGGTTTATGGGCCTCAATGCGTAATCAGCTGTGCAGCCTTATTTGCCGGCCGCTGGGTCGTCTGCGTGTAGTTCTGTTGCACGGATAGTTGCGCGATTTCTGATCCTTTTTCCGCAATGATCCGGTAATACACAGGTGCCGGCGGCTGCTCTGCCTTCGTCTCAAATTCCATCTTCCGTACGCCCATTTCCTGATCTACCACACTGATACCTACGGCCCACTCAACCCAGCCACTGATTGCGCTTGAGCCGCGAATACGCTTAATTAAGCTGCCTTCGCTGGCCTTGCTGAAGTGATGGACCAGCCCGATTTGACAGCCCACTTCTGCCGATATTTCATTGATTTTTTGCAGGATGTTCCGCATCTCCTGGTTGTCGTTTTCATCCGCTGAGTGCAGCACGTTCAAAACGTCCAGCACGCAAAACTGAATACGCCGGTCTTTCAATTCAGAAATCATTTCGCGGTGAAGCTCATCCACATCGAGCCGGTAATCTGGTGACTGCGTTTTGGTATTGATCCACAGGTTATTCACAACCAACTCCTTAGCTCCTGTTGTCTTGCCGCGGAGCAAGTGGCCTATGCGCCATGCAGTGAGCCCTGGCGTATCCTCGCGCGAGATAATGGCCGTCCTGATTGGTTTGGGCACGCGGAAGTCCAACCAGTCAGCGCCGATGGCCAGCGATATTGCCAAGTCAACTGCTGCCCAGCTCTTTCCTGCTTTCGGGTCCGCGGCGAACATCCCGTTCGCGCCGGCCTGGATTACGCCCTCCACCAGCCAGTCAATCTGCTCCGGAATCGTGCGCACAAACTCTATTGCCGGCACCAGCAAGTGATTCAGGGATTCAGCCGGCTTCCACCGCGGCGCCGCCTTGATCCGCTCAACCAGTTGGTCGGGAGTGTGAGTTTTCAGGAAGTCAGACACGTCGCCATGGTCCGGCAGTTCAGGAAAGTGAACAACCTTCACGCCCAGCGCATACGGGTAAACCGATGCTGCCACCGTCTCAGCATGCTTGCGGCCTACTTCGTCATTATCCGAAAAAATCACTACTCGCTTTCCGGCGAAGTAAACCGATTCCGCATCTTTCCACTTTCCAGCGCCGTCAAAGTTCGTTGTTCCGGCAATGAACGCAGCGTTTACCCCAGCAACGGATTTCAGAGCCCTGGCAGCGTTGTCCGCGTCTTTCTCGCCCTCTGCCACCACAATCTCATTTGCCACCAGAACGGAAAGCAGGTTGTACAGCGGCTTGCGCGTGATCCCATCCAGCTTGTAAATCCAGCCGCCTTTGCCATCTGGCCGACGCTGGCTGAACCGCTTGCCAGGGAACCGCTGCTTTTCAAAGGCCAGCTTGCCTGAAGCGTCGAAGTATTGAAACGTGGCCTCTGCCTTTTGGCCGGGAATGTATTGCTGCTTTGCGCCGCTCAGATCCGCGATGTTCGCCCATGCGGTTTCCACGTCACAGCCGGAAAACTTTCGCTCGAAATCCAGAACCCCACCATTACCGCAGCCGGCATGACAATTCCAAACGCCCTTTTCCAGATTGATCGAGAGCGATGGCAAATTGTCATCATGGAAAACGCAGCGGACCGCCATGCTTACTTTGCCAGTAAAGCGTCCGTTCGGAATCCTCGCCTCAAAGTACCGTGCTACTTCATCCCGCGAAAGTTTCATGCTTCCCCCAGCCAGGAACAGACTCTAAAAATCTTGTTCGCCAGCCAAAACGATCCCGCTATTCCACTCAGGCCCACTCGCACAACCGCCATTTTTACCGCCGATTTCACGTATTCCACCACTTCTCCATCTGCTCGTAACTTTTGAAAAGATTGCTGATCCAGTCGCAATATTTCTTGCCTTTTCCCGCAGGGTCGCGGCCCATGTGCCAATCAGATCGCGCCAGATTGTCGATGGCCACCTGTAAAAGCTCCGCGGCTTTGTCGTAATCGCCTTTTGTCAGCTTCAGGCAATCTTTCAGGCGCGTGAGTGCCGCTTTACGGCGCTGATCGGTCAATCGGTAGGTGAGCCTGTTTCTTTCGGTGGCACAGCAATAATGCTCAAAAGCCGCTTCAATAATTGCGTTTTCTTTTTTGTGCTCAAGGTCGTAATCTGTCGGAGTTTTGATATCAATAATCACCGGCGTAGCCGGTACATCCGGCGCTGGGGTATTTTGTGGTAAATCTTGCACCTTTTCTTTACTATCCTTACCTCTCCTTACCTCTCCTAATGGAGTATCTTGTTCATTCGTAAGGGCTAGAAACTCGCTGTTGATTAGCTGTTGTATCGCTGTTGTAGCGTTGTGGCGTTCCCGTGGTAGCACTGCTGTAGCTCTGACGATCCACTGTTGATCGTTAGGGAGGTTTCTGCCGTGTCTTCCACGAAGCCGGCAGATAGCGTCCAGCATGTACCGCTGCATCACTGTTAGCTGGCTGAAATATTGATCCCAATCCTTGTCCTTGTAGTCACGAATCCAAGGCAAGTTTTTGGTATCTTTGGGCTGATATTTTTCCCAATTTTTGATCGCCAGATACTTGAAGGTTTCAGCCATTTTGTACTGCCAACTCCTGAGGTTCCACGGTCAAGGTTTTGTCCCGCCGCACTCTCTCGGTCCGCTCTGCAATTAAGCCGACCTGAGCAACCACAAGCGCCATATCTGCTGACTCTCCGTTTAGGTCGATGTAGTCGGCCAGATTCCGCGCTGCGGTCCCAATGTCTGAAATCTGCATTCGTATTACTCCTGGTTCCCGTTCCAAAATGAAATCGCTTGGGTTTACAGGTTCGTGCCCTGTGGTTCGCTTTCTTCTGGGGCCCTACCCACCGTCACCGCTTCCTGTGGTTGCTCCGCCGGGTGAGCTCTCTTCTCCAAATGCTCTACACGGCATTAGCAGCCCGATTGAATCCTTCGCTGCGCTGGGCCGAACCACAATGGCCTGATCCGGGCCAGCGATATGAAGGTGAACAATCATTGACTCTTCTGTGAGCGCCATCGCCAGCTTGTAGAGCAATTCGGCATTCAGCGCGACAGTGAAGGGCGGGATTTTCTTGGGGATAATTTTTTCGTACTCAGGGAATACGCCTTTCACTGAATCAAACGTGGCGCTTTGCAGTCCTTCCACGCTGAAAGTGATTGTGTCTTGCTCCTGAAGAATGGCCAGCTCGGTCTTGCGCTTCTTTGCCTTCTTTGCCAGCTTTCGCGCTTCCTTGAAGGCATCGGTAGGTATAACTCCGCCCACGTCAGCATCTTCAACTTCGTGCGGGATAATTGCCAACATGTGGCCGTCCGTCGCCACAAGGCGCTTTTTGCTGATGTCATACAAGACACCGTTAAGGGTGTAGCGAGATTCTTCCTCGCTGGTAGCCATTTCAATTCTGCATAGAGGTAACTTCAAATTTGTTTCTCCTTCTTCACTTCGTTCTGAAACCCGCCCCCAAAACTCAAGCGGCTAGATTTTGCTCACAAACTTTCGAGAGCCTGTGGGCCTGATGATGTTCTGGACAATGCCAGAGGTCACATTTAACGCACCTGATTGCGTGCATCAAACTTTCTTCGCCGCAAATCCACTTCTCACATTTCGAGCACTGAATAAGCGCCAGAATCGTGCAGCGGCGAAAGCTCGATGGTTCGCCGTCATCCCCTGGTATCTCTACTTTCATCTGGCAGGGATGATCGACTGCGTTCTTTCCGGCCTGTTCTATTTCTTCCGCGATCATGGCTATTTGATCCTCAAGAATCGAGTTCCGGGGTTTTCAATCACATCCACGCACTCAGGCATTGGCTTGCCGATTTTGAGCGCCTCTTTCATGGCGAGTTTGTCCATCTCTGGATCTCGTGCGCGCACAAACTCTGGCGCTTGAGCCGCGAGAGAGAAAATGTCCGTGCCCGGCTTGAGCTGAAAGGCGGTTGTGACTGCAGAAGTTTGGCCCCAAACTGTAAATTTGGTTGTCTTGAGTTTTCCCGCGAAGGCCTTGTCCACGGCGTAAAGCATCAACCCTTTAAGCCGGTCCGCGCCCTTTTCTAGTCCGTTGGCGCGATCGATCAGGCGCTTAGCTTCCGCCCTGCATACAGCGGCATCGTCTTCCAAAGACTTGACCACAATGCAGGAAGATTCGATTTTGTCTTTGCCGTCCGCCATGAAAACGGCAATGCGTTCTTCGATCTCCGGGGTTAACTCGCCATAGGTTTCAGCGAGAATGGATTCGATCTCAGTTGCCTCTAATGGAATGTCGTAAAGTTTCATGCGTTCCCCCGCGCCCAAGCGATAGCGGCTTCAAACTGCTTGCGCTGCATTTCCTCGGTCTTCTCTATCCCGATTGAGCCGAAGTAGTTGAGGACTTCATCTTTCGATTTGTTGCCCTCATTGACCGCATTCCAGAACATGGTTCGCTGGGTTGAAGTCACAAGGTCAGATACGGGCTGGGGCCGCGTAGGCCGGTTTATGCTCTGCTGAGGCCGCATGTTCATGGCTTCGCGTCCGGTCACAGCCGCATTGCCGTCATCGTCGTCTTCTCCGGCGATGTTGAGCATGGCTTGATAGGAATACCGTCTGCCATACGTAATCGCGCTACCGGCGGTCTGAGAATCAAACCTCTGTGCAGTCCCAGCCGGCAGCGTCAGATCGTTTTCAAACCATTCGCCAGAGCCGTGCGCAATCATGGTCGTAACCGTGGCACCATGCTCATTGCTGGAAGGTGACTGGATTACCACCAGATCGTTATCACTGAGAGCCTCATACGTGGCATCGATCAGCGCGGAAATGTCCGCATACTTCGATTTGTAGTGCGGGTTGACTGAATCTTTTTTTACCGGCTTGAATTTCTTCCGGGCTGCTGCCATCGCTTTGGCAATCTGGCCAATTGCACTTGACCGGCGCAACGGGCTAGACACAATGACCGGCTCAGGTTCGCGGCCAACAAAATCTTCCACGTCTCTATCAGTGATTTCCAAACTATTGGTTGCCATAGGGGTTAGCCTCTTTCCTTTCCGTCCTCTAAAAAGCCTTAGTCCGCACTTAAACTTTGAATTTCGCCATGATTACAGCGCGGGATTTTTCGAGTGATTTAATCTTGAGCAGTGCTCCCTCGAAATTGCCAAGGATGAGCATTTCCCGAACGGGATTGAATTGCTTGCTGAAATTATTGGCAGCGGTGCTGGCTTTTCTATCGACCATCTTTTCCCATTGATCGACAGTCTTTTTGGCAGCCCGGATGTTGGCTGGCATGTTGAGTTTTTCTGATCTCCGAATGTCATACGAAGACAAGGACAGTTCGCAGATACGCTGCTCAATAAACTTCTTGGCTTCGCGTCTCTCTTGATAGGTTGAAGGGTTTGACATATCTCTCACTTTCCTTTCACTCGCCGGATTACTATCACGCGGTTACTTTTGGTTTACGCACGTAAACGCGCTTCTTGGGCTGCTCTGGCGTGTCATCGCCGATCAGAGTCAACAGTGTTTGGCTGAGGGCAGTGTCAAACTTTCCGACTTCGGACTCATCAGCTCCGCTCACGAAGTTGCCCCGTAGCGTTGTCAGAACTTCTTTCAGATTCGCCATATTCTTTTTCTCCCTGCAAGATTTGAACTTCTACATTTAGCGCAGCTTTGTGGCTTCTACTTTGGCCAGCCGTCGATCAATCCGCTTCAGCATTATTCTTGTCTGCTCCGTGTTGTATTGAATGCTCTGAATCATTGAGCGCACGTCACACTGGAGCATCTGAGAATTCTTGATATCAATCAGCACGTTGCGGACAGACTCCAGCATTTCCAGATTTTGAGCCGCTGTATCCTGGGTTTCTCCGTAAGCCCAAGTTGGCAAATACTGACTATCTTTCCCGTTTCTGCGCCGCGTTATTTCTCCAGCCATTACTTTCCTCCCAGATATTCGTTAACTGCCTTGATGACGCACTCTTGACCACATAAATGTTTCCCGAACCTGACGAGCCGTTTCACTGTCTTTTCATTCCAGCGATGAATGCGGAACTCGGTAAGTGTCTTGCTCATTAGCCACCAATGATTGACATCACCCTTCTTCTTGCCGCAGATGTCGCAATTTATTTGCTCAGTCCAACTCACCAGAAGAACCTCGCCACCCGATAGCAGAAGTAGCCCACGCCCCAAAAGAAAGCGCCCCAGATCCAGCCAATCACCACGCCACGCATCGGCCCCGCTTCCCGTTCTGATTCCCACATCAACATGTGGCTACCTGCTTCCGGCGCTTTCGATTATTTGCCCTCGCCGCCGCTGCCCAAAAGTTAGCGTCGAACTCTTGGCGGCAATCTTCACTGCACACAATCTTTTTGACCTTGCCATTCTTTTCCGAAACGAGTGCTTCACTGCCAATCGGAATAACTGCATGGCACTCGCTACAGCGAACCTTTTTGGCGTAAACCTTGGGCTCAAAATCGCTTCCAATCACCCTCTCACCTCGTATCTGTCAGTTCCGGGCCCGTTATCTGTCTTGTTTTCCGCAGTTCGCGCATACATAGGCGTGCACAATCTTCTTGTCTTCCGGGTCGCGCTTCATCCATTTGGGGTTAGGCTTGGCGCAGCAATTCATCACTGGCCGCATCTGTGACGTATAAGGAATAATTTGCAATTACCACCTCCCGTTACTGTCGTGAATTGGGTCGCCCATGTTTGGAAGTTCGCGGTTCAGCCGCATCTCGAAGTCAATGCGCTGCTTCAGGCTGACTCTTTCCACTGTGGCGAGAAGGTTTTCTATCGTGGTGCCTTGATATTCAGGGGCGCAATCCGAGGCCGTGGACTGCACCCCTGTCTCTACCGATGCGGTGAGCCCCGGCAAAATTTGGGAGTCAGGAGGTGGGCCTTGATACCCACTGGTCATACAGCCACTCACTTGCGCAACTGGTGGCTTTGCGCTTGAGGGGGACACGCGATCTCTTGTGTATGATCCGGCGCGTGTGTCTACCTCGCGTCCTTCCGCGATGCCACTGACTCCCTCTCTGCCCAATGGAACGGGCAAACTTAAGAAGTCAGTGGGGCGACCTACAGAGCTGTGCACAGCGCATTCGGAACGTTTACGACTCCCCGTACTGACTTCATCCTCAGTATTAAGCGCCTCCACATGAGGGCACTCAGACCGAGAACTTTGAAGCGGCGAAGCTGGGATACACACAACCTCGCCGCTGCTGCCAACCTGAAGGCTATCTATGACCGGCGCACTGCCGGTAGCCTGGTCGGCAACGTCTAAAATGTTTGCTGTGCTCAACTGCCGGCATTCCTGACACTTCAGCCGGGCAATGATCTGTGCTGCTGTGAAGTGGCAATTGAAATCGCCTCGCACGCCACAGAGCGCGACAAACGTATTCCCGCCATTCGCCGCAGAGGCATCCGTTTCCAGGTGGTACGGCCCTGCTTCAACTTCTGAAACCCATGCGTATTTCTTGGGATTTGGGGCGAAGACTCCTGAGAGCAGCACGTCCATTAACTGACTCATGCCTGCACCGCCTCTGCCTTTTTAAGGGCGGCTCTTCCGGCGGCAAGAATGCATCCTTTATGCGCGACGCACTCCACAGCAAGGCGGCATTCATAGCAGCATCCAACGATGTAACCATTTTCTCTACGCGGCCTCTCGGCTTCCTGCTTGATGGCTACTGGTGGAAGCTCGACGGAGCGCGGGAAGCTGCTGCCATTTACCTCGTGAAGTCCGCTCTTGGTATCATGGCAATAAATATTTCGCGCCACATTCCGGTATGCCCTTAACGATTCATCCTGCGTTACCGTGGCCCAGCATCCTGTGCAGAGAGTCTCCTGTGAGTCCTTTAAGGGAGTGGTCATTGGCCACCGCACCATTTCCGCATGGCCTTGAGATCAGCAGCATTGAACTTTTCACAGCCGATTCTGAAAGTGGCCTTTGTGCGCTTTACCTGGAAATCTTGGAATTTTGGCTTTTCGTCTAGGGGCTGCGCTTTGGCATGAGCTACATCCGCGCCTCCTAAAACATTTCTTACGGCATTCTTCGTCATGCGGTAAAAGAGATTCCCATTGCCACACCAATCAACAACCAAATGAGTAGAGGTCAGCCAGCGAGTACTGCTGCCCCAACCCGGCCGCGTGCTCAATTCAATTTTCTTTGCCATCTCTCCGTCTCCTCTTCTTTCCGAACTTAGCGGGGCCGTGCGGTTACGCAGCGTCGTCTTCGTGTGGAATGTGCTTTTCCTGGCTGTCCAGCTTTTCGATTTCGTTCTGCAATTCCCACGCGACATCCGGGTGCATTACGCCACCTTCGCGGTGAAGTCCCAAGGCTGCAGCGAACACGTCAACAATCGCCATCTGCGCCGAAAGGATTTCATTGCGCCTGCGAAGATCGACGATTTCCTGCTTTGCTTGCATCAAAATATGTTTCATTTATTTCTCCTTTTTTGAATTAGCGGGGCTGAGTATCCAGCCCCCTATCTGCCTGTTTGTGTCGCCCAGAGCTGCCAGGCCCTTCGGAGCAATCCCACTCAAGCAAAAATCGTTAGCGCGTTCTCCGCGCGTGTTCCATAAAGTCTTCCGTTTTGGAAATGGCAGCGCCCGCTTTGGAGATGGCAGCGCGGATTGGCGCAAGTTGGGCGATGGATGCCTTAAGGCGAATCAGCTCATTCTCGGCATGGTTCAGCGCGGCCAGCATGTCTGGGGCTGCGGCGATGAGATGGGCATTGGCTTTGTATTCGCCAAAGTCCACATCGTCAGGCCAAACGCCCTCGTAAACATCAATCGAGTGGACGCTGAAATATTCGCTTGGGTCGGCAATGGCGGAGGCCATGCGGAGCGTAAAAGCTCCATTCTCTTCTTCGTAATCAATCATCCACGGGCCGGGAGTGTGTGCGGACTGCTTTGTGGGGATATCACTATGAGCAGCAGACGTAATCTGTCTGTTATTCGATTCGGATGTATTGTGGTGGCGTTCCATGGCTACCCTTTGGGTAGTAGCCGAACGCCTTAAGTGCGGCGGGTGCGCTTGAGTGGCATCTTATGAGTCTGCTGCTCTAACCATTGAGCTACAGGCCCGTCTGCTGCTCAAACGCCACCATTTTAGCAAATAAGGCGTTCGATTACTGGTTGTGCGGAAAGCTCCGCAGGTTCAATGTTTAAGCGGTCTTTTCGTAAAGAACACGCCGTGAAAGTCCAATTTTGCAAAGAATTAACTCGCCTGGGTCGCTCTTGCCGCGATATACATTGGACAAATAAGACTCGGAAATCCCAAGCTCTTGTTCCGCGAATTCACGCGCCGTCCGCTTCCCCTGTTTCTTCTTTAGAAGGTCAACAACTTCGGGCGCGGTAAGCATCTGGTTTCTTTTCACAACGTGAATACTACTACACTTTTCCAACTTGTCAAGCACTCTGGAAGGATTTTTTTCTGGCTGTGTTTTCATGCGGTTACACCCCTTCCATTTCTCCGCTGTGGAAATTCGGACTGAGGCTTCTTGCGATCCGGGTCTATCAGGTCAAGCGCGGCGGCTTTTACCGTAGTCCGATGCTGGTCATAGTATCTGGTCATTTCATCTGAGACATGGCCAGCTACGGAACGAACGGTTTCAATCGGCACCCCCGATTCAAGCATTTTGGTTATCGGCTGATTGCGGAAGTTTCGCCGGCTGATCCTGAAGGGAATGATTTTCAATTCCAGCGCCTTGGCTACCAGCTTGTTCCATTGGGCATTCGTCCAGGATGAGGACGCGGGACGCAACGGATCAAACAGGCCGCGCTTTACCCGGAACGGAAATACATAGTGGTGCGGTTGCGTTGATCCGCGCTTTGCCGCCCTTTCCAGCATGCGCTCAACCATCTTTTTGCCGCGTATATTTAGAGGGATGATACGAGGCCGATGTTCGTTTTTGGCTCCCAGCGGCACAGTGATTGTGGCAGGTTCGCCAGCAAGGTCAATGTCTGATAGCTGCATCAGGCGCAATTCAACGCCGTAAGCGGTCGTATTGTTGGAAAGGGAAGCTTCCCAATAGGCACCCCACCAGCTTTGGTCACTCGCGGCCAACTCAAAAAAATCATCTTCCTGTTTGACGGTTAACACTCTGGGCTTGCCACGGCGCGGAACTTGCAGCGTTCGATAGTGTTCCGCAATCGGTTGCCATAGTCCGGCCTTCCGCATGATCTGAGAAAGGGTATTCAGGTCGTGGTTCACGTTGGCAGGACTGTACAGCTTTTTATTGATGCGCTGATATTCCTGAATGTGTCCGATGTGGATTTGATCTAGCCTCTCCGGCCATGGAAAGGAATTGAGGCGCAGAATGTAATCGTCATAGCATTTGATCGTGCTTTCCGCTACGTATTCGCTATGTTGTTCTTTCCATTTTTCAGCCGCTTGTTTGAGTGGTAATTCCTTCAGGTCAGTAGCTTTTTCCACGATGGCCAGCCTTGCGCGTTCGGCGCTTACTTCAAATTCTGTTCTGAATGCCCCAAATCTTATCGCCTTAATTTCGCTTTTACCAGACACAAAATCTTGGGTATTCAGCTCTGAAGGAACGCTAGCCATAGGTTTTCTTGCGTTTAAATTTACTGGCTCTTTCATAGGAACTGCCCAGAGGGCAGAAGTGGATGAGTGCGTCATTTTTCGTTGCTCCTGAAGTATGAATTGGTATTAAGAAAATATTTATGAATTGTCGTGCGCGAAGAATCCTAGCAGAAATCCGGTACACTGTGCCAGATTTATTTTCTTTCGCCCTTGACTAATCGCGGTACAGTGTGCCAGAATACTTTTCATGTACCAACCTTACATTGATATTCTTAAGCGTTTGGGCGCGCCTCTCTGGTGGGACGAAAACGGAGTCCCGCGATATGAAGATTTTGCACCTCGGGACTGCGCCAATATTTACGCAGAGTTTGCGGCCCTACTGGAAATACGTTGCCAAGGATGCGATAGGCTGTTCCCCGTTGCGTCCACTTGGGGCATATCCGACGCAATTATCGCTAACCGTCTTGATGATGTGGTCTGGGATGCAGAGGGGAAGAATCCAACGCCAAAGCATGGTCTCCCGAAAGAGGGCAGCGCGGGAGCTTTTGGTTATGGAGATGCCCCTTGGCATGACTATGATGGCGGATTCAATGGCCAGTGCGCGGGAACAACCATGACGACTGCAACCGTGCGAGTCTTGCAATTCTGGGACAAGCGCAGCTATGACCTTAAGCGCCTACCAGAGTGCGAGGTTTACGTTGGCGAGGATAAAGAATAATGCCTCGCTCTGCTTTACAATCTCCCGGCATGACACCAAAAGCGTTTGCTCCAGTGTGGAAGTGCCGACATTGCAAGTATCAGTGGCTCATTGTGAATGAAAACAAAGAGCCGGAACGCTGTCCAAATCGGAATTGCCGCGCCGTGGACTGGAATCGCAAGCCTAAGAAGGCAGGCAGGCCCAAGGGAACCAAGAAGAAGAAAGGGAATCATGGCAAAAATTGAGGACAGCACGGCGGCAACGGTTGAGTGCAGCTATTCCAACATTGGCGAAGAGTGGTGTGCCGCGCTGATTGACGAGAACGGGCGCACCCTGAAATATGGCAAGTCCAGTTCGAGGGCAGAGGCACTGCGTAATTTGGCCGATGCCATTGAAGACGAATTTTAACCCCGAATCCACCAAGTGAGGAGATGGACAATATGGCCAAAATAACAGTCACGATCAAAGATCCAGATGTTCTAGATGAGGCGGTCACCGAATCGGTTGAGGCGGAAGTGAAGGCAATGAATCTGCCGGAAGACGAGGCGGAAATGCTGATCGAAGCGCGGATCGACAAAACCAAAAAGGCCATGAGTAAGTGGTGGGAATACTCAGAATACATTGTGGTCGAGTTCGACATGGAAGCGATGTCTGCCAAAGTTATTGAACGAAAATGAGCCCCGGCCCCACCAAGGATAGGTGAAACCATGGCTGAAAATCTTAAAATTCGCACTGAACACGTTAACCCGCCGATCCCGATCCGCACGAAGGATTGGTCGGCATGGATTGATGGCCGCGAGGAAGATGGGCCATTTGGATACGGCAGAACGGAGCAAGAAGCCATTGCCGATTTACAGGAACTTTTAGAGGAATAGTGATGACAAATAACAATCTCTGCCCTTATCATGAAGGGCATGAAAACACGCATTCTTTTCGCAATCATAGTGTTAGCCGCCGTGGGCTTTGGAACGTGTCATGCGTCCAAGGTTCGAGAACTCAAACAGCAAACAGACGGGCCACCGTGCATTCCGCACATGATCTGTCCTGTGGGGTAACAGCATGACGGCGGCTTATCTCGCATGGGCCGCCGAACTGCTCCTTGAATGCGCTGGAGCATACTGCAACCTCAAGCGCTCCAAACTTCTCTCGCTGATCCTGATTCTCTGCGCCATCTCGGATATGGCCACGTTCCTGGTCTTCCAGCTTTTCAGCCGCACGGTTTACGCATGGTCTTATTGGGGCGCGCACTCGCTAAAGGGCTTACTGCTGATCTGGCTGGGCTGCTCCATATGTGGCATGTTCGCTGCCGAGAAAGACAAGCTTAAGATCGTCTTTGGTAGCGGCTTCATCTCAGCTTCGATTATGTCTTTTGTGATGTTCGCGTTTTTCCGTGGCGATTCGCTGAAAGACCGACTGCTAGATGCTGAGATCGTCGCCAGCATGATTCTGTTGGCCATGGTGGCCTTGGGCTGGCTGGGCAGAAGCTCTTACCTCTCGCCAGCGTGGAAGGTGATTACGGCGGGATTCGTGCTCATGGTCGGCAGCGATTTGCTGTTTACTGCGCTCTGGATGTTTTGGGGTGGAGCGCGGCACTGGTATCCTCTGGGCACCATCACGGCCTATCTGGTTTGGGTAGCAGGGCCATTGATGCCCCATCGGTTGAAGGATTGCCGACTGAGTTTAGGCCAGCGGGTGCAGGAAGCGGAAAGGGTTTCAGTATGCTGAAAGCATGGGTGCTGTTCAATCTGGACGGCAAGCCAGAATTTATTGATTCAGACTTGACCGAAGAAGCGTTTAAGAATTGGTATCTGAAATATCTAGATCAGGGCTGGAAAGCAAAATTCTGCGAAATAAATCCAATTTTGGACGCGAGATAGGCGGTGCGGACGTGATTGATTATTTATGCTTTCTTTGCCCCGTTTGCCAGAATGATGGCAGCACTCGATACTCGCTGGAAATGGAACCACGCAATGGCGATTGGGTGATTAAATGTGCCTGCTGTAAAACTATGTCCGTGTACATATTCGACGGTCAGTATTGGATGGCGCATATATTACAAGCGGGTATCGAGATGCATGAAAAATCCCTTGCAACCTAAAAACGTAACGTGCTAGTGTAAATCCCAGAGCTGCCAGGCTCCATTTTTTAGCAATTCCCTTCTCAGGCAAGAGACGAAAGTTTCTTGTCCATGCTCCCGAACTCACAAAACGGAATTAAGCCTCGCATTTCTGTCATCAGCGTTTGCTCTGGCATCGGTACTGATGCTGTAGCGTGGCAGCCGCTTGGCTGGAAGCATCTTTGCTTTGCCGAGATTGAGAAATTCCCCAGCGCGGTACTCGCGCATCACTGGCCGCATGTAATCAACCGTGGCGATTTCACAAAAATTGGAGATGAATACCGTGGAGCAGCAGACCTTCTGGTTGGCGGAACACCTTGCCAGTCTTTCAGTGTCGCCGGTCTCAGAGGCGGATTGGCAGATGATCGTGGCAACCTGGCCCTCGAATTTCTTAGGCTTGCTGACCGCACACGGCCCCGATGGGTGGTCTGGGAGAACGTCCCTGGCGTGTTGTCGAGCGATGGAGGACGGGACTTTGGTTCCATTCTCGGAGGGCTGGGGAAACTCGGGTACGGGTGGGCCTACAGAATCCTGGACGCTCAATACTTCGGAGTTCCACAGCGCCGCCGTCGCGTCTTCGTTGTCGGATGTCTTGGAGACTGGCGACGTGCCGCAGCGGTACTTTTTGAGCGCCACAGCCTGCAAGGGAATCATCCGCCGAGCCGAGAAAAGGGGCAAGGATTTACCCATGAACTTGCGCCGGGCATTGGAGCAAGTGGCAGAGGGTTCGAGCGGGCAGGAGAAACACGCGGACAAGATCCAGTAGTAGCGGAGGAATTATGCCGACCATTTGCGATGGATGCAATGTTAGACCGCCATTTGAGCACAGATGCCACGGTGACCGATCATTTGTCGCCGGGGAGTCAACTGGATTGCAGTGCGAGTGCCAAGAGTGCAAAGAGCCAAGCCCGGAAGAACTCGCTGAGTTCGAAAAGTCGCTTAAATCCTGAGGTCTCCGGTGCCGTATCTTCCAAATGGGCCAAAGGAACCGGAGGGCCGTCAGGAGATGAATGCTACAACCTCGTAGCTCACCCACTCCGCGGCGATGGCTTCGATGCCTCAGAAGATGGCACTGGCAGAGGAACGCCGCTTATCGCAGCGGCACTGAAAGCTAATAGTGGCCGGAACAAAATTGAATCGCAATATCTCGCCATTCGCACAGCCCAGACCTCAGTCAATGGCCACGGAGTAGCAGAAGACGTTGCGCACACCTTGGACGGCGCACAAGGGCAGGCCGTCTGCTTCCACGAAAACCAGAGAGCAGAAGTCACGCTAAACGATACCGCAGGAAGCCTGAAGGTAGGCGGCGGTAAACCGGGACAGGGATACCCGGCAGTTCAAAGTGGCATGGCCGTCCGCAGACTAACTCCCCGAGAATGTGAGCGCCTCCAGGGACTACCCGATGACTTTACTTTAGTTCCCTTCAATGGAAAGACAGCTTCAGATGGTCCGCGATACAAAGCCATAGGCAACGGTATGGCAATGCCAGTCCTGCGCTGGATTGGTGAACGCATCGCCGCTGTAGAGGGTGCCCTGTGAAGCCGCGCACCGTACCAGCGCGCATGTCCGCTAAGCGCCGCGCCCAATTTGAGGCTGAGGGCCGGATTCCGTTTTCTACTATTCAGCGTAAACAAGTTTCCTGCGGCAGCACGGAAGGACGTGCAGGGGAAAAACCACAGTACGGACTGACGCACTGGCGTGGATCGCGTAAAGCGGTTAAATCGGCTCAGCCGACGGCCATTACTTCGATAGTTGAATCTAATGGTCGCATTCACGAACAACCGGAGGCAGCGCACGGAAACGGGTGCCCAAAGAGCCGGTATCAAGCCCGGTCCGCAGGGAAGCCCCGTAAGCCCATCCCATCCCGCAAGAAGCGCCCACGTCCTGTTTCTAAAACTCAGCGCCTTCGCCTGAAAGCCCTAAAACTCATCCGCGATAGATGGTGGGCAGAGGGTAAGCGTACCTGCGGGATCTGCGGGAAAGAAATCCTTGAGCGCGACGAGTACACGCTAGACCACATAGAGCCAGGATCGGCGAAGTCTGACGCTGAAGACAATCTTCAGCCGGCGCACTTCTATTGCAATGTGTTCTTAAAGGGTTCAAAGAGAAATTTCACATTGAAAGGGAAACCATGAAAACGGAAACGCCCGGTATCACGAACGAAAGCAGGCTTGAAAATGACAGGACAAGATAAACTACGACGCTGTTCCACCAGAACATGCAAGAAATACGCGGTTGCGGTTGTTTGGAATACCTCAACAACACGTAAGCGGAGAGTATGCAATTTATGCGCTATTGACCTGATGAAAACCCGCGAATGGGTAATTACAAAACCAGCCACCAAGGATGAAACAGAAGATGCCAGGGGGTGTATTTAAGCTATGACTAAGCCCGGTATCACGCCCACGCCCGCGAAAATGCACACTCCTACGCCTTGGTCATTTTGTGACCGATCAAAACACGGCGGCATGGCTTCTACCGAAAGCGATATTCCTTTCTCTATTTATCGCAATCTTGGTGGTTGCGTGGAGCCAATTGCTGATATCTGCAACTTCCCGCCATCTACCGAAGCGCACACCGAAAGACAGAGGGCCAATGCTGCCTTGATTGTCGAAGCCGTAAACTCTCACGCCTCTCTGGTATCCCGCGTCACTGAGCTGGAAGCGGGTTTGTCCGAAATGGAGGAAGCGTGGAAAGCTGATTTAAAGCAGTGGGGCGAGGAGCAAAAAGAAAGAAACGACAGAATAGGGTTGCTGGAGAAGGCGCTGGCAACATACGGCAACCACATGAAAAGCTGCCCTGTTTACCAGAACTGGAGAACGCGGAATCCTAGCACTGGACTATGGGAAGACAAGCCTTGCGATTGCGGATTCACTGAGGCACTTGAGGCCAAAGCTGCACTGGAGAACAAATGAAGCCAAAAAAACATTATCTCTGTCCCGGCTGCGATCAGCCGATGCTTCCAAAGGGCGAGGAAAAGGTCAAGGATTTTTATGACCATGCCACCGGATGCCCTCTGAGTTATGCGCCCGTATATCTTGAGCGCGAAACGGCCTCTCTGGCAGAGAGAGTGCGGACGCTGGAAGAAATTTTGCAGCGAATAGAGTCCGTTATTGCATCGGCAGAAATGGGCAAAAGGGCAATCGCGCTCGACCAAATCCACGAAATCATTACCGAGGCCCGCGCTGAGTCCGTTCTCTCCTCTGAAGGGGAATCGAAATGAAACGAGCCAGAAATCTTGAGGCGGCAACTGATCTATTGGAGTTTGGCATGAAAGTCAGACATAACGGATTGAATGAAATTCTCACGCCTGAGGCTTTGATGGCATTGTTTTTATTGTTCGGAAGCAAAATGTGGAAGCTTGGGGCCGAACCTGCCCCGCATGAGGAGGGAAGAAAGTGATGATGTACATGGTTGTTTGCTGCGATAAGTGCTTCGTCACGCTGGAAACCACAAATACCAGTTTGTTGAAGGCTGAAAAGTTGGCAATCGAAAAGGATTGGGACTTGACCGGAGATGGCGAGTTCTGCCCCTCGTGCGCCGATAAATTGCAGAAGAAAAAAGAAGCTGCATTGCGGGGCGCGGCCACTCAAGGAGATACGGAATGATTGATTTTCCAGATGACGAACTAGAGTTCCGACTTTGCTGGACTTCCAAGGCCAGTGAAGTTTCAACATATGCCGGGTGTCGCAACATGGCAGAGAATGCGGCTTCTACTGCCTACATTCGCAAGCGCGATGATGTAGCTGAATCCATGCGCAATCTTGCTACTTCTTTCCAGGCTCTGGAGCAAACCGCAACTTCCGAACTGCGCGAATACATCAAGGAAGATCAGCGCCGGGAGTATGAGTTCCGCTCAAAGATGAAAGCAGCGCGCCCAAAACTAACTGCGGAAAGGGGCTGATATGGCGACTACACCGGAGCAGAAAAGGAGGAATAGAAGTGAATGTGATCCCCATTTCGATTAGCGATGCGTGTGAGTTTGTCCGGCGCGTCCATAGGCATCACAAGCCTCCGCAGGGAGCTAAATTCGCCATTGCCATTGAGGAAGCAGGGCAGGTTTGCGGAGTTTCGATTGTGGGCAGGCCAGTATCTCGGCACTTGGATGATGGGTGGACGGCTGAAGTAACGCGGCTGGCCACAGATGGCAGAAAGAACGCTTGCTCAATGCTTTACTCCGCAAGTTGGCGAGCTGCCAGAGCGATGGGTTATCGGCGCATGGTGACTTACATCCTGCAATCTGAAACAGGAACTAGCTTAATTGCGGCGGGATGGAAGCTGATTTCAGAATGCGGCGGCGGATCGTGGAGCAGAACATCGCGGCCCAGAATCGACAAGGCACCATTGCAAAATAAAATCAGATTTGAAGTAAAGCAGGAGCGTGAACCATGAACCTGACACCGGAGCAGTTTTTATCTAAGCGCAAGAGAAAACCTTCAGACGTTCTCTCTGGCCATGAAATTGAATCGTTCGGCGGGTTGCAGCGCGATTGGGACAATGCCATTAATAAATATCGAACCGCAACTAAACCAAAGAAGCGGGAGGCCCGTGATGCCGGATGAACGCCCCAAAAAGACTAAGCCCAAATGGTCATTCGATGGCCTATATGTTTGGGATAACTCCATCGTCGGAACCGTTTCTCAAGCGCCAAATAAATATTGGTACGCCCATGGTTGCGAGGATGAATGGGAAGATGTGCGACTAGGCTCATTCGATAAAGAACGGGATGCCAAGAAAACCGTCGAACGTTGGGTAAAGGAGAATTGCGAATGAACGTGCCGGATGAACGCCTGAGAGCCGCAGCCGATCTTATACGAAAGATTCAAGCCTGTGATATTTCAGATTGTCTGCTTTGCGCTGAGCAAGCGGAGTTGGTAGCTCGCTTCGCCAAAGAACGCGAGGACTCCGCTATGCGGGAAGCAGCGGGGCTGGTGTGCGGACTATGCGGTAATCAGACGATAGCTAAAGCGCAACTATTTGGCAATGTTTGGGGCCATCCTGTGGGAAGAGATAATTATGTGCCTTGCAAAGCCGCTCCGATCTACGAACATCTGGCAAGGAAAGGCGATCTATGAAAATCAGTTTATTGGTTTTGTTGGTGATTCTTGTTGGGTGTGATCCGGTTACGAGAACTAGGCCGGTCGGAGAATCAAAAATAGTTACCGTTGAAGAAAGCTGCACTCATTTTAGCTATTGCTTTACGTGTATGCCCGGATTCGACGGAAAGAATGAATGCGGATATAAAGCATCATCTCTCTGTCCCGGAAACCAGAAGGTTCAAATATCTATTACGCCGATGGAACTAACTCGCAAAAGTGGAAAGACAGAAATTGAGCAACAGCGGCGGACGATCAAAGAAATTACTGCATGTGAATAAAAGCGGGGCGCGGAGAGAAGGGGAAACAATGATTTGTAAGCACTGTCACAAACCAGTCGAACTGGTGAAGCGAGAAGTCTTTATGCACGAAGGCAATTCGCATTTATGCGCTCCGTGGACAAACTCAAAAACAGTTGCCGAACCAGCGGAGCCAGTACCAGTAGCAGCCGCACCGCAGCCGTTGTGTGTACCTTTTGGGTGTCTTACTGAAGATGAATGTCGTACTGCAAATAGATGTCTAGGCAAGCCCCCAGCCCCAGCCGATAGTACGCCACCCAGGGAACCACATTTGGATTGTGAAGATTACGGTTGCGAGTCCGGCAGTATGCCACCCAAGTGTGACTGTACTGCTGGCAAGAAAGCGGCCATTTATAAACATGACCCCAAGTGTGCGTGGGTGAAATGGATAATAAATCCTACGCCCGAGTCCGGCATTACGCGCACAGAGCCGCCAAAGTGGGCAGAATGTGGATTGACCAAGGATGAGCACGACGACCCCAAGCAATTCATTGCCGCAGCGCCACGTACTCAAGGGAGCGAACTCGCACGAGCAGAGGAAGCAGAGAAGATTGCCAGCAATGGGCTAGATGAAATTCGTCGATTAACGGAAGAAGTTGTCAGACTGAAAGAAGCCCAGCCTCAGCCAACTCCGCGTGCACCAGTTTGCCTTTGGTGCGAGCAAGGCAACAAGCCAGTTCATCGCTTGCAAGATGGCCGATGGCTTCAGCCGTGTACCGCCATCCCAGCCCAAAATTCAGATTTCTACACAGCCATGAAAGAGCGGTTGCAATCCTGGCAGACCGATATTGTGCATGTGAGTGTAGTGCTCAAGCTGATGGAAGAGTTGGCCCCAGCGGCCACAGATGAGGAGAAAGGGAGCAAACAACAATGAGCCGTAGAGATATGCACACTGTACCTGACAAAGAAGCCATCGAGCGCAACAAGAGCCGTGAGCCATTGGGCGAACAATGCCGTGCTGAATTGATTGGCTGGATAAACCGATGGGGAATTGTGGGAGTCTTGCTGGATACAGAGGAGCACTGCATAGCCATCGACAGCGTTAGATTGCCGCCCGACATAAAGCCAATACTCACCCATTGCGGATCAATCTACGTGAAAGACGATGGTTCGGCCATCCCAGCCGCACAGCCCGCGCTGGGGGCCGGGGAGCACAACTGTCCATCTTGTGGAAGATGGCATGACATTCTTAATACTCCCACTAAAAAACCGGGATGCGAAATAAATACTCAATCCAGTATGCAGTATGTGGGCATGAAGCTCTATTCAGGAGATGCCACGTTGCAAGAAGTTTTGGAGTGGATGGTTGACGGCGGTTCTGCTGTGTCGCTTAACTTTGGCGAGGATACGGGGCTCTGGGAATGCTCATGGATTACATGGGGCGAGAGGTTTACAGGCGTTCAAAAATTAGTGCGAATGGCCGTGCTTGAATCACTCAATAAGGCGTTTGCGCGAGCTGTCGAACTTGGGCCACCAAAGGAAAGGGAATTATGAACGAAGATAAAACCGTAGCACAGCCCGCGCCGGGGTGGATCAGCGTGAAAACAAAATATCCCGTTAAAGCTGTTCCGGTTTGCGAAGACGACGCGCCGCCGCAATATCTCTGCTTCACTGTTATTGGCGGCGAAGAGGATCAAGAGGTTTGCGAGTGGATATGCGGCAAGTTCTACGACTACGGCGGAACTGATGTAACCAGCCGTGTTACCCACTGGCAACCACTGGCTGCACCACCTGAGCCTGCGCCGGGGGACACGAAGTGAGCAACTCGCTTTTTGATATGTCGGTTGCCAGTTTTCGCCCGATACCTTTAAGCGAAGCCAATGATGCGCTTTGTAAGTGGCAGCACAAGATGGGCGCACTCCATCGTGGCAATCAAGGTGCTGTATGCCATGGCCTGTTCCATGGGGAGAAATTGGTAGCCGTGACAACTGTATCGACGTTAATAGCGCCCCGTGTTGGAGGCGGACTCATAGAATTGACGCGACAGAACTGCTGTGAGTTATCTCGCTTATGTGCGGAGAGAAGCGGACTTTGCAGGGTAGCCATACGACTTTGGAGGGAGTTCGTTTTCCCCGCGCTTGGCTACCAATTCGCAATTTCTTATCAGGATGCCGACTTGCACAGCGGAAACACATATCGCTTCGACGGATGGCGGAGAGCTGCCTACGCGAGAAGCGGAAAAGACACCAGAAGCCAGAGGCCCGGAAGAAACAAATGGGTATGGATTTGGTGCGCGCCGGGGGAGGAGTAACCGAAATGAGCCAACAACTGCGTAATTTACAAGCCAATATAGCGGACTCTCTTGAAGACATTCGCGAGCTGTTCTTGGGCGATCCAAAAATAACTTTGATCGTCCGCAACCCAAATGTAGAGGATGGCGACGTGATTTTATCGGATGACGATTTTGAACTGGCCATCGCCGCAATACGCCATCTTCAGGCGAAGGCGGCACACACATTTCCGCCCACAGGTCAACGCGCGGCCGCACCCCCAGCAGCCCACAAGGAGACGTAGATGAGCGCGAACTCAATACAGGAAGTATTTCCCGATGACGCGCAAGCCCCAAGCTGCCACGTATGCGGAGCGGAGATGGTGAAGCGTGGACAATGGGGAGGAAAGCATAAAACCCATGAAAACGATTACGCTTACGATTGCATGGCCTGCGGAGCCACAACTGGATGCACCTAAACGCAAAAAGGGGCAGCTCCATAGCCGCCCGTTGGGGGAGAAAAGGCTTTAGCTTTCGGGGAGCACTGGGGCTGGTTTTGGGAGCACCGCCATTGCCTGTTCATGATTATCATCCTTCACGCTATGCGCCAGGACAAAGCCCATGATGATACCAATGAAGCTCATGTATGTGGGATCTAGCCGATGGAACCAGTGCATGATGGTTCCCATGAGCGTAAAGAACGCCAAAAATGTTGTGGTGCGGCCCTGTAGCGCGCTAAAAAGTGGATTTCCGCCCGTCGACGTCACCCCTGGCAGATTGGCGTGTACTTGAGAGGTGGCGTCGACCATTGGCGTATGGTTGCGGTCGACGTCACCCCTGGGTATCAAAGTTTCAGCCGCGCTCATTTAGGCTCACTCCCAAAGTGGACGCTCACGCCAGCAAATACCGCCTTATTCTCGGCGCCCATAAACAAGCCCCATTTTGACTGAATCCGGTAATCAATGAACAGAGCAGGGGTGTAGCCTTCACTTCCGCCGGCACGCGCAACTCCCAGGCCGGCCGTCCACCGCGGCACGGCGCCCGCGGCTTTCCATTCGTTGTTGGATTTCGTCAATGAGGCAATCTGGGCCTTGTAGTCCAGCGCGTCAGCATCGCATTTCGTCAGCCCTGCTTCTGTGAGTTGGCAGGACTTCTCCCGCTGGCCTAAGAGCACCATCTGAGGATCGGATAGCAGGGTGTAGTTCGTGTTGGCAGCGCCCGGTAAGGCTTTCTGTACATCCGGCGGCAATTCGGCCTTGGTGACTTGCTGAGGGGAAGGCTGGCCTGCTGGCGATACTACAGGCTGAATGACCGTAACAGCTTGTTTGGCTGTCATGGTGGCAATCTGCTGCTGTACCTGATCCTTGAATGCCTCAAAGGTTTTGTCACGGTCCGTCAGAGCTTGGTTTTTGGCCGCGATGACCTGATCCGTGGCCTTCTGCTGCTCCTCAGCCCTTGCCAGAGAGACGGAATACTTGATGGCAAAGAAGCCGATGATCAGCACCAGCGCGCCCACGATGACGAGATAGATTTTGTGGAGTTTGGTCATACCAGCTTTTTAACCTTCCCCGCGCTGTTGACCAATATCGCCTCTCCCTTTTTGGCCAGAGCTTCCGCTTTCTGCGCCTCAGAACGGAAGAGATCGAGAATCAAATCGACCAAGTTGTAGTTTTTGAGGTATTCCACCAGCGATGTGACGAAACCGCCGACTGCGAGTCCGATAATCAATGCTAACCAGGGATTCATTGGTGCTCCTTTTTGTGCTATATTTGATGCCGTGATTCTTAACCGTTCATCCCGATCGTCAAGTTCCCGCTAGCCATAGCGGAGGGTTGGGACAGTCCGGTCTACTCCAGTGCATTGCTAACGCACCGAAGCCCCTAACAAGGCGACACAGGTTCAAATCCTGTACCCTCCGCCAAAGTTTTATGGAAGGTTCCGCTAAATGGTAGGCAACTAGTCCTGAAAACTAGGGTATGGTGATGAGCCATAGGGGTTCGATTCCTCCACCTTCCGCCAGTTTTGCCCGGATGCGGGAGCCTTGAAAGCTCTCGCTAGTTGCAACCGGACATAGAACGGCGTGGTAACTATGCAACGGTTGCCACGCATGTTTCTATGGTGCTATTCCGCACTTGTGCAGAAATTCTTCATCCGTTTCTAGCTCAGGTGTAGTTCCGATTACGCCGGAATACTCAGTTGCAATAGCGCCTGAGGATATTGGCCCATCGCTTGAAAAATTGAAATTCATACATTCGGCCCGGTTTTCCAGCCTTTGCCCCAGCCGAAATGCCAGACAAGAAAGGCTGCTGCTACAGCGAATATGACCACCAGCGCAATCAGCACAGGACGTGAGACGTTGTAACGAATGAACCATGTGTAAGCCGTGAAGTTTTTCACTCCAGCGCCCCAGAGTGATTCGCCAATTGCAAAGCTGAGCAGAAAAAGAAAGCCAAATCCAGTTGTAACCGTCCACCAAATATCAGAGGTAGAAGGGAAGGGAGAATTGAGAGCTTTAGATAGCCAGCTCATCGTCCGAACTCCACCATAACGCCGCCGCAATCTGTTACAGGGCAACCGAGTGCGCCGTCGCCATAAATATCCGGTTGGCAATCACCGCCGCGGCACGTTGATCCGCAAAGTGAGCAGACCATTGGAACATCAAGAATGCTACCCAGTTCAGTCATGCTTTTTCCTTTTTTAACGCGTTCCCCACAGCCTTGCAGTTTGCTTCACAAGTAGGGCACACGTTCCATATTCCGCCGGGGTAAACAGTTGGCTGAAGTTTCACGTTATGAGCGTTGCAGAATCCGGGGCGCGTCATTGCCATTCTCCAATCTGAATTTGCAGTGCCAGACGGTGAGCGCGCGCGCCGATCTGCTCTGCCCACTTGCTCTGCAACATCTCTTCTGAGGCTTTCTCGTAGTCTCCCGCATGAATCATGGCGAGGGTGTTCCTGAAGCCCATGAGGCCGTGAATGCCCATATTGAAAGCCATGTTGATGAGTGCGCCGCGGCGAACTTCATCCAGTTCGGCAGTCCAAGGCAGGGTTTCCAGAAGCGCAGCCGTGGCTTTGCCGATGTCATTGTTCAGCAGGAGTTCTGCCTCAGCTTGGCTGATTCCCACGTCTGAAATGTTACGGCCCACGCCTATTGTGAGCTTGCCGACTGAGTCCGTATAGACCCTCAGTCGGCAGCCCTCATCTCGCAAAAGTTGCTCAGTGATTGTCATTACGGGTTTGGTGGTTTCGGCGGATGTGGCGGCTGATCGTCCCAGTCTTTCGGTTGGTCACTGGGAGGCTGTGGCGGCTTGGGTGGCTGATCGTCTGACGGTTTGGGTTTGTGCTTATCGGGCATCGGCTATCTCCTTTGGTGGAATTGGAAACTTGACGCTCTGGCCATTGCCATCGCTGTATTTTATGTATCCCAGGTTCGGGCCGTTCATGCTCTTGCAGCCATGCTTCTGCTCATAAATCCAGATTTGCAGTTTCTCTCCGGGCTCCCAATCGGCGGAAGAGTTTGGGCAAATGACGGCTCCGAATGACTGCCCCCATTCCGTTTGCAGCCTGTAGTTTTGGGGGTCGAATCTATTCAACACCAGCACATCACCCATGGTCTGTGTATTGCGGTAAGTCTGAAATTCACGGCTTGCGTATCCTATCCCCACGCCCAGGATGAGAGCCGTTATGGTCGCTATGTAGATCGACCTCTTGCCCCGCTGCTGCACTATGGGCATGTTGATGTGCAGAGGCGTCCGGAGAGGTTCCCATGCCAGCTTCTTTGTGGCGGATTTCTCTCTCATGCTCTCTCTGACGCCGCCGAATATCACCCACACGGATATGGATGTAAGCGATAGCAATGGCAGCCACGATATTGCAAATGCCAGTAAAGATCTCATGTAACATCCTTCTCTCCCCCGCAACCGGATTTATTGCCTGCTCTCCGCAAACCTGCGGGTTTATAACTTTCCGCCAACTACTTCCCGGAAGGGAAAAACTATTTGCTAATGTCCGTTGCCGCTGGATTCTTGCCGGTCTTTTTCTTCGAGCACGCCCTTGGCATGTTCCTGCGCGCCGACTGCCGCAATGCGTTCGTCCTTTACGCCCATGGTGACGACTTGGGCCGCGATTGTCGCGTCTTTTGAATCGGTCAGCTTCGTAACCACTCCATTAACCGATTTCTCCACTCTGCGGGCTCCCCAGAGAATGGCTCCCGCGGCCATCATGGAAGCAAACACTGTTCCCATGAACTGAATCAGCGCGATCTTTACGGCATCTGTCATGACAAGTTCCTTTATTAGAAAGCGGGGCAGCCGAAGCCGCCCCACCTGGATTTATGCAGCCGGGGGAACAGCCGCCGGGGTGTTGGCCGCGACAGCCGCCGCCAGTTCGCTCTTGTTGGCCGCGATTGCATCGCTGAGAGCCTGAAGTTTTACGGGATCAGTTCCAGCAGCCGCGAGCTGCGCCGAAATGCTGTTGAGTAGCGTAACTGCTCCGTCAATCACGGTCTTTTCGTCCGCAACTGCCTGAATATCCTGGTCGAGTGAAATTGCCATTTGTGCTTCTCCTTTTTCGATTACGCCTAAGGCGTTTAGTATTTGATCCAACTTCTTGTCAATTGAGTACAGCGTTACAAAATTCCACGTCATAATCTGGGCTCTTTTCTGCGTTCTTTTTGCTCTTCCTCTTCCCAAAGCCAGCGTGTGATTTGATTGTTTGCCCAATGCAGACCGCCCTTGGCATCGCGCTTCCAAACGGTTTCATCAATGAGCCGCTTCACTTCTATCTGCTGCTGCGCGGTTAGGCCGTCAGGCGATGCGCCGAATATTCCCTTCAACTGCTTGGCAGTCCACACGCCCACATAAACCAGAAAGGCAAAGGCGATCAGCCATGCTGGAACGGAGTTCTCCCACTCTTTAATACTGAATGGAGCCTGTAGAGAGCAGAGCATTTAGCTGAAGGTCACTTGCAGATTGTTGATGGTGGCCTTGTAGGGCTTCGCGTCACCTGTAGCGTCAAGCTGCCACGCTGCATTGCAATACGGCTGGCCTTTTACATCCATCGTCACCGGATGGCTGAAGGCGACTGGCGTTGCAGTTCCATCCACAATCACCTGCACAAACTGCACGGTCTTTCCGTCACAGGTGGCTTGAATTTCAATGTGGATCATCTTCCCTGGTGTTGGCTTTGCCGTGACGCCCAGAGCCACCCAAGACTTCTTCACAAAATCAAAGCCGCGAAGCTGCCAGCTACCAGCAGAGGGAAAGAGCTGAGGGCCAACATTGATTACCGTGCCGTCGGATTTGCGGATTTGGTAATCCAATTCACCCGCCTGCACGGAAGCCAGCGGATCAAACATGTAATCGCAGGAGATGGAAAACTTAGTTGCCGTTTCCATGATCAACTTCTGCGCAGCCGTGAGCGTGCTGTAGAGCCTGCGGAGCAAGTAAACGTTGTCGCTGCTCTTGTCGGCCAAAACCACCGGATGGAAGTCTGCCGTGGCCGGCGCTCCCGGCGTAACGGTGACTGTTCCGTGTGGGCCCGTCTTGGGTGAGCTTGCTGAACGCGCTTCATACCAAAGCTGTTCTGGCATCACAGCTTGGATCTCGGAAATCGTTACAATTCCGGCCGCTGCGGTCAGGTCGGCAACCTGCTTTTGCAGCGTGGTGATTTGCTGGCCTTGCTGGGTAATCGTCTGGTCTTTCGCGTCGTCAAGTTTGCCTGCTTCCGCAATATCGTTTTGGGCCGCTGTAAGTGCGCTATTCATGGGTTCTCCTGTGGATTTGACAATGATTTCTCCTACCCCTTTGCACTTGGAGCAGGTGTTCTTTCCGTAGCCGTGGCATCGGGGACATTTGCGAACTTTCACTACTGGCATGGGGGAACATTGGCGGCTAAGGGTGATCGCCTGCGTATGGCAGCAGAAGCCAGATGATGACGATTATCAGCAGAATCAACAGCACTACCCTGAGCGGCTTTTGTGCTTCTGCTGGTGCGAGGCCGGTTAAAACATAAAGCCCGTAAAACAAAAGGCCCACGATGAGAACCCACAGAAGAATATGAATTGGGTTAAGTGCGGCCAACATGGCGACGGCTAAGAGCATGACTGAATCTCCTTGGGTTTAAATTCCAATGAAAAAGCAGCCCGTAGGCTGCCTGTGTTTTGAATTGTGTTTTCTTTTACCAGCGATAGGATTTAGCTTCTGCTTGTTTTTTGAGCAACTTATTTTCTATCCGTGCGCAGAGATTCTGATGTTCTTTAGTTGTCGGCGGATCGATATGGCATTGCTTGTAAATTCTGAAATCCAGATCGCCCAACTGTTTTTCAATGAGTTCAGTTTGCAGTTGTTTTATGTGTTCCGCAGTTTCAAAAATTCTGCCATTCTGCTCGACGAGGGCCGCCATTTCCTTGTCTTCTTCAGGCGCTGTTATCCATGCAGTTGCGCCGATGGCCAAAATTCCCACAACTACAATGGCCGCTATCCTCTTTCCCATTTCTTTCCTCCCGGAGTCCAGTAGCTTACACCAGAGTTCCGGGAATTACACGGCAACTTTAACGGCAGCCGCTGATTCCACGGGATCGCTCACCGTGATTGTGCCAACCTGGACGGTCTTAACCATCTGGTAAATAGTGAATGGCAGCTCATCCGGGCGGCCCTGGCAGTAGGCAATTGCCGCGTCAACTGTATCAAATTCATCAGGATAGAGAAGGGCTTGCGCTTTGCTGGAAACCTTAAACATTAGTTACCTCTTAGACTAAAAATGGCTATTGACAATGCTTACGTGTTAGCATAAAGTACATTCCATGGAGCGAATGACAAAAGCCGAAAAGACCGCGCTGCGTAAGGCGACAAGCAAAGCCGGGAAAGCATCGGCAGCTAAACTGACTCCTGAACAGCGCAAAGAACGTGCCAGCAATGCTGCAAAAGCTCGCTGGAAACAATAACGGCCAGCCCGGAAGCTCTAACTTCCGAACCGGCCTAACCGTAACTCAGGGTGATAGGACACCCCAAATCATGGCTAAGAAATTCTACCTCTTTTTGTTTATCTCACTGGCCGCAATAAGCGGCTTTGCCCAAACCTTCAACAGCGCCGTTTCTTGTAACTCTCCGTTGCGCACGCTCGAAGATGGATCTAATCCACCCGCCGATACAGATGACGGAAGCGGCTCTCTTCAGGTGACGATCAATTGCACGGCGGTTTCAGTTGCCGGGGCATCTGGTTACATGAGCGGTTTTTTTTACTCCAACGTGGTCACTCTGCAGCACGACATTGATGTCTCTTTTGTGAACGGCTATGTGGTTAACGATGGCAAGCATTCCGGCTGGACGATCACGCTCGAAGTAACTCTTCCGTCAGCGCAGATGAAGCGGTTTAAAATTCCGTTCAACTCCACGCCGCCTACGAATAACGAATTGGTGATCCAGTGGCCCATTCTGCTGCACTTGCCAGCTGGAACCAAGCTGCAATCCTCGGTTTATGTATTTGCGGATAACGCTGCTACCTGCTCTGCCACCTGCTATGGATCGGCGCAATGGAGCTTGCAGTAACACACTTTTTATCAGGAGGGCTATAATGTTAGGCATGTTGTATCTTTTCTCTGGCCTTGTAGCCCTCGTTATTTTCTATGTCTGGCTCATGATGAAGTGGCCGCCGTCAATGTTGCCCGTCGCATGGTACGACCTGTTTTTTAATGTTCCTTTGATCTGGAAGGCTATCCGCCACAAAGAAGACCCAGACGATATTTTTCTGGACGCATTCAATGATCACCCGTAATCATCTACCCATAGCGATGAAGAAAAACGAATAAGACGTTCCAGCCACCGGCGTGCCAAGTATTCCAATAGTTGCGGCAGTAGCAGTTGTACCACTGACAAATGCGCCCGCTTGAGGGGAGTTTGCATCGGATCGGCAAACCACCACAATTGGATTGTTCGTCCATGTTCCATCTGCGAACGTGATCACAAAAGTTGCATTTGCTGATTGACCCGTTCCTGAAGAATTTATCGTTATAAATCCCGCGCTATCTGTTCCTATAACTGTTCCAACAGATGCCGTAGTACCAAATCCCGTGAGCGATCCAACCTTAGCCGCTGTAAGTGCCGTTCCCCGCGTGGCCCCTAAGCGGTTGAAGGGAGTAAGAGGGCTTGATGCTGCCGTTCCGCCAAGCGTTGAGGCCCCCGCTATAGCAGCATTGTTTACTACGGTTGGCGATGTGCCATTCAATGGAATCTGAAAGCGTATGCCTGACTGATTATCAAAAATCGTGAACAGCGTGGCCGCTGATTGGAAAATGCTCGTTGTATTGAAACTTGGAATATTGGCGCTCGTTGCCACAATGTTGCCCAGAACATCGACCTTGAAAAGCGTTACCCCTGCAAGGCTTTTGAAGTTGATGAAGTTCCCGGTGGGGCTGGAATCAGTCGCGCGCGATCCCGATAGAGCATCAGTTGAATTGGTGCCCTGATTGGCTATGAAATTGTTTGCCGTGGAACCACAAGTTGGAGTTGAGCCGCCGCTATTGATGACGGTTACGAAACTGTTCGAGCAGCTACCTGTACCCGCAAGATTTGGCGCGCCGATTGCATTTGAAAATGTCTTAACACCGCCGATTGTCTGATTCGAGAATGTGTCCACAAGATTATAAGCAGGCGTGAGCGAAGGCGTTGCGGGTACAGTCGTAATGTCCAACGTGCTGCCAATGGCGTACATCACAAAGCAGCTTCCTGGCTGAATAAAGTTTGGCTGGACGCAGGCTTTGTACGAAGTCCCAGATGGGGTGGTAATTGATGTGTTCTGCACCAGCGTGCACGTAGAAACTCCGTCCAATGCTTTCAGCACGCCAGAGCCATTGATGAGGCAATCCACTTCTGTTGGCGTGAATCGTGCCGTGCCGCTCACCTGCGTATCAATCCCCGGCTGAAGAGTGAAAGCCACTTGCCCGGATGTGATGAGCGCACCCGTGAGATCACGAAACGTTCCAGTTACCGCCGTTGTGCTCTGAGCACTGGCTATGCCGGCCAACAAAAACAGAAATGCGAGTACGCGAATAAGGCGCATGAATGAAGACTCCAAAATTGTGGGCTTTTTAAGTGAGGCTTAGATTTGAGCTAGCTGTTCGAGGCGGTTCATTTTTGTATCGTCAACTTCAACGATTCCAACGGGCGTTATAGGGTGATTCATTACGCTTGCCTTTACATTGCTGACAGTGTTTTCATCGAACCCCAGCACTTCTAACGCCACCTCTAAGGACTCGATTATTCCGAAGTAAAAAAACAACGAGAAAAGGCTAGTGCCACTCCGGTGCGCCATCAATTTAAACTGAGTGGGCTGATTGGGCGGCTTAATCTTAACAATGTGGAAACTGAAATTGTCTGGCGTCATTGAATTTTGCGCGTGCGAATCTTGTGGCCCATATCGTGAGAGGGCAGCACTTCAACCTTTTTTACATTCTTGGGATCGAGCGCCATCAGCTCCTCAAATGTGCCGACGCGATCACTTGATTCCTGCTTCGGTTTGGCCTTTGGCGGCCCTTGAAATTTAGGCTTCATTTCTTGCCAACTTCTTTAATGTTACCAAATTCTCCGCGTTCTGGTGCATTTCCCGCTGCTTTTCTGGCAGCTTTCATTTTGTACATGTTCTGCTCTGCCGTGGTCAAATCCCCGGCTGAGCCATAAGAGAAATCCGCTCCTGCATAATCGTGAGTCTGTCCGTCTGCATCCGTTACTCGAATTGTGGTATTTCTGAGGGTGTCGCGTGCATTTTCAAGTTGCTGATCTGAGGCATTGCGCGCCCCAAACTCATCCCCGCCGAAATGGTAGACCTCAATCCCTGCTTTCTTCAGCGCATCGCCTTTGGCCTTTAGAAGTGCATTGCCTGCTTCATGGCCAAACTTGTCATTGAAGGCCTTGAGTCCGTCTGCATCCGTCATAGTAACGGAAGGCGCTTGGCTGTTGGTCTGCGCAATGTCAAAGGCGCGGCGATTCGGCAATTCCGTTTGCGGACTCATGAAAACGGCGCGCTGCTTGTCTTCCGGCGGCATCTTTTCCAATTCGGCGCGCAAGTCTGGGTATTGGATGCGCTGATCTGGAGCTTTCTGGGCTACATTTTGCATCAATCCCGGCCCCTTGGGTGCATCCGGGTTGACTCCCTTTGCCTGAAGGCTCTGGCGCAACAGGTCTTCCATGTTGGCTTCCGTGGCAATCTGGGGCTGTGGAACTGGCGCTTGTGGTTGCATCGGCTGGGCTGCTGGCGTGGCCTGTGCTGGCGACGGTGGCCCACCTTTACGACCCTTTGCTCTGGCCATGATGCCCGGTGATGTCTGAGGCTCCTCTGGTGGCAATACGGCCTGCCCTGAGGCATTTGCTTGCTCAATGGCGCTATTTAGTGTCTTACCGGCTTGTGCGTTCATTAAGCCGGGAGTCTTCGCGCCCGGTGCCTGCTGGTTATGTGCTTCCATCCATCCCTGAAGTTTGGCTTGCCCTTCTTCGTCGCCTGCCTGCCCTTCAAGTTCGTTCTGAGTTTTGGCCAGAAATTCGTGCTCTCGTATGCCATCCAAAAGGCTTGGCTTTTGAGCCGGAACGCCCTGAAAAAGTGACTGCGCAGAGTTCGTGGCCGTTGGTGCAACTTGATCTGTGGCTGGCGAGGTCAGGAACTGCACGCGGGGATTACCGTCTTTATCCAGCGTGAAACGCGGCGCCGCTGGCAACAATCCTTCTGGCGAATCAGGCGGAAGTATCTCGCCCGGTCCTAACTGGATTGCTCCGCTGGCCTTCTCGGGCAGGATCAGCCCTAAGCGTTGTGCGCGTGTGGTAGCTGCTACCGGTGGCGGCGTATACGGTACGGAACCGCTTGTATCCGCCGGCGGTGGCGTGACGATTGGGCCTGAGGCAAGCTGCTTTAGTGGCGATTGTGGCGGCTGCTCACCATTGAACTTAACAGGCGCGGCTGCATCTGGATTTGTGCTGAAAAGCGGGGAGTTGCCCAGCTTAGGCGTGTTGTTGAATAAATCAAGTTGCGGGTCTGCCGTGGTCTTAGCAGCTTCAGCGTAATCCGCGAATGATGGACGGCGAACCAAGCGGCCAACCATCGGGATATGGCTGATTAAATCATCTTTCGCCAGACTGCCAACGGCAGAGGCTTTTGCAGCAATGTCTGGTGAGACCTTGCTCATCAGGCCCGGTATACCCTTGGCTGCTGCCATCCCGCCGCCAATATTTCCAAGGTCACTGGCGAATTGCTGCTGGGCTTCGTTCCCGCCTAATAGCTGCGTTGTTTTTTCAGCCGCTTTGCCGCCGAGATAGCCGCCGCCGATTGCACTCGCGGTTTCAAGTGGCGACATAACCGCTGAAACTGGCAATGTCTTAGCGACAAGAGGCAGCGTCATTAGAGCGCCACTTTTGATGATCCTGTGGCCGCCTTGGGCAATGTTTCCGTCTGCGACATCGCCAATTCCTTGCGACATTTCCCAGAGTGTAGGCTTGATTACCTGCCCGTATGCGGCCGCATCGCCTTCAGGATCGGGCTGGCCATTGTAAAACTGCTTTGCCCATGAATCCATTGCTCCCGGCATGGTCGTAAGTTTCAGCTTGGTATACCACGGCAGCTTGTCATAGGCCGCATTCTTGACGGCTGCCTGAGGCGTGGTTTCCTCTCCATCGTCACCAATCATCGCCGGGGGTGCCGTGGGAACGGTAGGCGGTTGCTGATAGGTGACTTCTGGCTGCGGGGCCGCAGGTGCGGACAATGGGCGCACTACGGCCCCAGGTGGCAAACCCTGTACGTTCTGGGTCTGCGGAGCAAGCGGTTTGATGACCGCTCCCGGTGGCAATCCGGCGATTTGTGGCGTTACAGGCTGAGTGCTCATTTTCCTAAAGCAACATACTTCCCGTTAACGATATGGCCGATGAGAGTCTTATTGTCTGCGGCATATACTTCATCGCTTGCGCCCGGCGGTGGAGTCGCTGAGGATGGACTGTTCTGCGCTGCCGATCTGGATAAGCGTCCTTGTACTCCCTGCGTTGGCGCTGGCGCTTCATCCAATCCACCACCGGGCCCGGAACCTGCCACCTGATAGCCGTAAACTCGCTTTACGTCCCGCAGGTTGTCGTTTGAGTTCTTGATTTTACTGTTGGCAATCTTTGTTGCCGTGGCCGAAATATCCTGAAGGATTTCAGGCGCGAACTGCTGGCCAGTCGTCCAATTCAGTACCGCCCGGTAAGCGCGGTCTGGCAAGCTGCCCTGGTTCTTGATGGCGTTCAATTCTGTTTCGTTGATCCGGTGGACTCCATCGGGAAGATCAAGCCCCAAGGCTTTGAAGGCGAGAGAGGTTTGATCGGTCGGAGATTTGCTGCTGGCCAGATCCTGCACAAGTCCAAGCTGGTTCTGGGCAGCGCGCATGTCGTTCAAATGTTTTAGCGCCTGCTCGCGGCCTGCGTTTACGGTCTTGTTTTCCTCTCCTATGTTGGCCGCCTGAATTGCGGCCGCAATCTGTTTCCCTTGACGGTCAGCAGCTATGCCAGCCACGCGAGATTCTTTGTCAACTTCTTCATTTACGAGCTGACTATGAATTCCTGTGGCAGATTTTGCCAATGCCTGAGCATCTGGATCATTGGGCAACTGGTTTGGCGGGTAGAAATTGCCCTGCCGATCAGTCAGTCCCTCAAAAACTCCCTTTTCTCCAGTCTTTACCGTGAATTTCGGCCCGATTGGCTTTGTGTTCTGAATTACGCTGTCAATTTCCTCTGGTGCAACGTTCATCCCGTTGTATTGGGCTGTGGTCAGAGCACGGCGGCGTAATTCATCCGGTGGAATCTTGCCAGCTTCCGCTTCTTGCTGAAGTTGCGCGATGAACTGCGCTTTCCTCTGCTGGGGAGGGCCAAAGAGCTGAAGATTCTGATTCTCGATGCTGGTTTTCTGGATTCCTGCAACATCTTGGGCCTGTTTCAGGCGTTGATCTATGACGGCATTGTCGGCATTACGCTGGGCAACCGGCAAATTCTGGTTGTATTCGCGCAACGCTTCAACTTGGCGCATCAATCCCGGCGCTACTGTGGCCTGCCCGTGATCGAGTGAAGCCCCTACGCTATCCAGTGCGGCAAATAATCCAGTGAGCGCCAATTTCTTGCCCTGCGGAACATAAGGTGCATTCGCAACTGGCGCGTGTCCGCCCGGATAGGCGGCGAGAATTGATTCTGGGGTCAATTGCTGCGGTGGCGTGGCGGGCTGGCGAACTGCTGGCGCTCCGCCGGTAAGTGCATCCTCAAGGCTGGCTGGCGCTGGCACGTTCTTCATCAGCCCCGGCCCTTGCGTAGTGCTTGTGGGTGCAGCCTGAGGCGTAGGACTGCCGTAAAGCTGTGCTTCTGGGCTGCCTGATACGTCTGGGCTGAAAGGTGGAGTGCCATCTGATGACGGCTGAATTGCTGACTGCACCTTTGCCGCTACCACGCTGGGCATGGGAGTATTCGGCGGAATCGGCTGCGGAACTTTGGCCACGTTTACCGGGTCGGCGTGCCAGTCCAAGAATGTTTTAGGCACGGCACCGCCCAGAGGTACATTCGCCTGATCGCCCGGTGTCATCTGTGGAGTTTGCGGAGCTTCTACTTGGGCAATCTGGCTGATTGCGTCCGGGTCATCAAAAAGCGATGGCGGGAAAAGCGAATTTTTAAGTTGATTTTGCTGTGTGCCTGCCATGAATCCTCAGTAAGTTGACAATTAAGCTCTCAGAAGAGCAAAATTCATGCCCATGAAAACGCTAGTGATGTTGCTTTTATTTATTCCCTGTGCGGTCGTTGCGAAAGACAAGCGCCCAATCCCACCATACCAAGACGGCATTCTGCTGGAAATGACCGAGAGCGAAACTCCTGGCTATATCACCCCGAACAATGGATACGGCTCAGTAGTTGTTAATCGACACAGTTTCACAATTGTTATCGCCATCGGCGACATTGCATATACAGGATGGCTCGGGCGAACATATATACCAAATGCAATCCTGAATGATCCGATTAAAGCTAGTGTTGACGAAAAGTATTTATACTTTCTGACCCCGGAAAAACACATCCCGGTTAAAGCGCAAATTATCCAAAGGAAGAGGATTGGCAAGCCTCCCACTCCTCAGCCCTCCGCAGAGCAGCCGCAAAAATAGGCTGAAAGAACGTTCGGAAAATAACGCTCCGCTCAACTATGGTAGCAATTCGTTCTCCGAACTTTCGGTACATTGCAACCATCAGTGAGCCGATAAATGTTTTCTCGTACTCATTCACAAGCCATGCGCGAATCAGATGCGTGCGTGAATCATCAACCCCATAGATGACCTCAGCAATCCAGCAAGGCGACTTTGGCTTACCAGTGAGTGCGGCAGACCCCACGCTACCACCCGCCTGTAATCCGCCACCAAGTGCGGCCCCTAGCACGCTGGGATTTGGCGTTGAAGCTGTGCCATACAGGTTGGCATAGTTGTTTGCCGCCGCCGAATCAGCGGAGATAGCAGCATTTGTGTTCGTCGCTGCTGAACCGCTGGCGATGTTGTTTGCATTCCAGAAATTAGAGAGTGCATCCTGGTAAGACTTTCCGGCTAGATCGGTAAACGCTGCACCCTTTTGTGAAGTTGCATCCTCTGCTGCCTGCCGCGACTGATCGGCCTGAAATCCTGATGGCGCGTTGCCGAATCCGCGTGAAGCATAAGAGCGCGCAAGAGAGCCCTGCACCTGATTGCTCTGCTTCGCGATGTTGCCGATTGCCTGCTTATATTGCAGCCCGTAAGCGCCCGTTGGCGCAGAAACATTCAGGGAATTGGGGTCAAGAAAGTTTGATAGCGTGCCGCCTGTGCTCCCGGTTGTGCCGGAGCCGAAGAGCAAATCATGGGCCTGCTTCGCATAGGCCGTGCTCTGATTCGCCTGATTCGCAAGTGCCTGATCTGATGCTTGAGCCCCCGCAGAGGAGCTGGCCATTGTCGATGAGTCGCGTGGTTTGCTACCGATGGCACACCTCCCCGGAAGGAATCACTCCGTTTGTCTCAAATCCATGCTTCATTCGCTAAACATCCATTCCAAAGGTGCGGCACCCTTTGTAGATTTCCATGCAACCCACTTTTTCAGCCCACGTCGCCACTGCATCTTCTTTCGTGACAAACCAGAAGCTATGAATTCCGCTCTTGTTCCGCGTGCGGTCTGAAATCCAGCTTTTCATCTCACGGAATAATTGAAACATTGCGCGCCTTTTAGCGTTCTTTGTTTTGCCGCCCCAGATAAAAGCAGGTTCAATCTGAAGCCATCCAACCCGCGCAGCTATGAGTCCAATCGGCTCACCGTCTTCTTCCACAACGAACACAAACGACTGCGCCAGATTCACTTTCTCCTGATCGCTGTCATTGATTTTTTGCTGCAAAAACGTAAGGTCTTCCGCTCTCGCTGGCCTTGTGGTTACGCTCATACCTGCGGTGTCGCTATCCCTGCTGTCTGGAGTTTTTCAGCCAATGCCGTTTCAATTTCCGTGACGTGATCCACGATGGTTTGAGCTGAAGCGTTCAAATCTTTTGTGCCGCCCGGTAACGCCATCCCGCATGTTGGACAAGGATCGCCAAACAAGGGAATCGTGTGCGTGGTGACGTTGCCGAAAATGTCCTGCACATCCACTGCTACGGAACGAAGTGCAATGTTGACTCTGCGCTGAATTTCTTTAGCCATGATTTAGCTTCCCGGCAACGGTCTGCCGCCGCTGCCACCTGTACCACCACCCGCTCCACCGCCGCCTGTTGAACCACCGCCACCACCTGAGGCAACCGTGGTCACTACGCCTGCAAAGACAAAGTTATCTGGCAAGATTCCCGGTGCTGTTACTTGCGCGCCATAAAGCTGGTTGATGACATCCCAGACGATCCAATATTTTGTCGTATAGGATTTATGAAGGATCGTTCCCGCTGCATATGTCTCATTGCCGTATCCCGTGGTGCGTGTCCATGAACTGCCTACGCCGCCTGTACCGTAAATTCTGATCGTGGCATCCGTTCCCGCATCAACTGAATCCACCGTGGCAAAGTTTGTGTTATTGAATGGCGCATTCGGCGGCTGGTCGGCGCTGGTAAGCGAAGCCGGATCGGGCAATATCTGCGCACTCGCTGCACCATTTCCCGTCGCATTCACTGCGAACACGTACCATTCAAAGATTCCACCTAAGCCGCCAGTGTCCAAGAAAACATACGCGCTAGAGCCCGTTGGCGTAACCGTTCCAATGCTCGAAGCTGCCGCGAATCCACCGCCGCGCCTTCCGCGAAAGACCTGATAGAGCGTGATGCCCGTTTCTGCCCCGGCTGGAAATATGATCTGCACCCCGGTTGCTATCTCCGTCGCCGTGGCACCAATGATCTTCGCCGGCACGCTTGCGGAAGTTCCCAGCGTGATTACCTTGGTTGGCGCTGTGCCTGTAGACTGCGCTCCCGTTTGCGAAACCGCGATGGCCGTAAGCGTCACCGTTTCCCCGGTCTGCTCAAGTTGAAAAGAGAATGGAGAAACTGAGCTTTCGGCAATCAGCACTGAGGCCGTTATGCCGTTGTAGCCTGCAATCTCAATCAGTACATGGTCAAAGCGTGGATCACCAACAGGCGGGAGAAATGAAACTCCAATTGTGACCGTGCCGCCTGATACTGCTCCGCGTGAAACGTCAAAATCCAAGATTGGATTCGGCGGACCCTGCACCAGCGTTATGCTTGTGGTCTGCGGCCCGACAACTACAGGATCAAAATCGCTCTGTGTTGGGTCGCATTCAATCCAGTAAAATACCTCCGCTGCCGTTGCTATTGCCTGATCCGTATCGTCGTAAACAATGCCCTGATTATTTTCAAGAGATTGCGCATTCCATGTGTTTATTACTTTTGCCGAGCCTATATCCTGGCTGAAGTTCCGCTTGAGCACCAGTGTTCCAATGCCGGAATTATTTACCAGCGTAAAGCTGATCGTCGCGCCCAGAGTGGTGCTATTGAAATCGACTCCAAAGCCGTCTATGGGCTGGTCGGTAATCGGGCGGCGTGGTGCAATGAGGTCTACCCGATTCGCCAGTTCCTCAAGTGTGGTATATGGCACTACGGCGCGCCTTCAAAGATTGGCTTGGAATAAATCGTGATCCTTTTGAGTGTGGCCAGCGTTCCATCAGAAGGGAAAACTACAGACAGCCGCACGAATTTCCCGAATGAAGCGCCAGGAACTTGCATGCCAGCGCGAAACGTCATTGGGTCAACTCCGCTCTCATCTGAGACTATGCCGTTTTCCAATGGAACGCCTCTAACTAGCGGGTTTGGCGCTCCGGAAACCATTGCCGACACAGAAAAACTGTCTTTTGAGTCTGGCCTATCTGTGATGAAATCGGCCCAATAGCAGCGTTTATTGCCGTCAAATTCGCATGTTGACCATGCTGGGCTCACCATTGGCGTAAAGTTTTTGCCGTTGTGCTGATACCCATCTGGCCAGCGATAGATATTTCCATCACTGAAGCCGCCAAAGAAAATAAACGGCGTTGGCCCCTGCAATACGTTGCTCATTGAGGCGAATTTATCTGAGGGAATGAAATCAGTTTCCCCAAGTCCTGCAATCTGCCCTTGCTCGAAAGAGACATACCAGAGCTGAATCCAGTTGAGCGCCGTGGTTGGTTCGTCAATCGTGCTGGCCGCGCACATCAAATAGTGCTGCTTCCCGTAAGCGAACCATGCCAGCTTTGCATTCTGAATCTCTGAGTCTTCCAAGTCTTCCATGGAGTACGTTCCGGCCAATTTCTGCTGAATAGGCTGAGACATATCAATTGGCATTGCCGGAACGCCGGCTACTCCCTCAAGCGTGGTATTCCATGCATTCAATTTCTTATCGCGGCTGATCCAGACCAAATGTGTTGGCGTGCGCGTGGTGCCATCTTTGCCGCATGGCCCCGGTGAAACGACACGCTCTTTCATCTGGAAAGTGTTGGCGTCATAGCCAGTAAGTTTTGTCCATGCTTCCTCTGTGCCAATGAGTAGAGTATTCCCATCGTCTACCACTTCACAGCCCGTAGGCTTACGGCTTCCCGCTGGTGGCTGAAAGAACAGCGCTGAAGGAAACGATGCCATGGGATCGCCCAAGTCCACTTCCTCAAAGCCGCTGAAAAGCACATTGCCTAAAACCTGATCGACAATTACGGCACGGCTCTGATATTCGCGCACGATTTCCCCAAGCGGCGCCGGGAAGTTCTCAAACGGTGCAAGGCGCGTCGTGTCGAGATCGCCATCCGTGAGCGTGTCACCAAAACTGGTAGTTGCGTTCGTCAATTCGGCTTCAAAGTAAAACACGCTGCTCGTATCGTCTGCCGTGTCCATGGTTGAGAAAACCCATTTGTGCGTTACCTGGGGGTCGGCTGATACCTGCATGCTGCCCAAGTTTGGCACTGAGCTTGTTTGCGGTCCCGTGTGAGCGCTTAGAGGGCTGGGCGGCCCAATGTGCATGCGCTGCGTTCCAGCTGCATCCGTGATATAGCCAACGAACGAATAGCAATATTTTCTGCCAGCCGCGAGCGTCTGAGTTCCCGCGCTGAAGGAAATGGTCGGCGCTACAGTCGGCGCGTCAATGCCCCACTGGTACGCTGTGGCCACCCCAGCGTTGTCCATGATGCGATAGGCGTTTTTACCGTTGTTCGCGTAAGCCGCATAGTAGCTGGTGGTGAAATCGAAACTTGCTGTGTCATCTTCTCCCGTGGTCAGCGTTGCTGGCGCTGAAAAGGTTCCATCTGCATTCTGCTTGAGGATTACGAGTTTCCCGCCTGCCTGCACCAAAAGAAATTGCTTTTTGTCGGATGGCCGCTGCCAATCAAACGTCTTTACAATCTTGCTGCCGATGGCGGCGAGGGCTTGCACCAGCGTGTAACCGGGGCACGTCTTAACCGTGTCATCGCCTTGGCAAATGACGTTCTTTGCGGCAAGGAGATATTGCGGCCCCGTGTTTACCGTGTTGTCGTCCGTATTCTTCCCAATGAAGCTGGAGAATGCGGTAGGCTGAAGACCTTTAATCACTAAAAGGTTCCACTCATGAATGGTTGCGCGGTGGGCATTTGCTGAATCTGCCGATTGCGTACCCAGGAAAGGAATTTTGTTTCGAGCGCCTGACCGACCTGCTCAAACTCCATCGAAAGAGAGTCATTATTCAGGCGTAGCAGTTTCGCTGTGGCCTTGGCTTCCATCGCATACGTTCCTTCGGATGGCAGCATAAGGATTGAGTTTTGGTTCACAATCGGCAACCATTTTGCGCTGTAAACGATCTGCACAAAGCGGGGAGCATCGGGAATTGGAGCAATCCTGATTTTCTGCAACTGTGCCGCTGCGGCTGCCTGTGAATCTGCTGAATCAAGATATGGGCCGTAATAGGTGTACTGGCTATCTGATCCGAAATTCAGAGAGATTAGCCCGGAATTACTCAACTGGTTGGCGACAACGCTTTCCAAGTCTTCTGCTGGGTTAATCTCATGCCAGTTCTCGCTCGATGTCAGCCGCTCTGCCAAATGCACCATCTGGGAGAAGTCAGCAGGCAAGGTGTATTCCTGGTTCGCCTGTCCAACCGTCAGCGTCAAGCTTGTTTCATCGAACTTGATAAAGAAGCCGGAATTTTCCTTGAGGACTGCGGTGTAAACCTCAAATCCAGCTTCTTCAAGCTTGGCGTAGATGCTTTTGGTTTGCGAGTAATAGCTGGCAGCATCGCAATTGGCTACCATCTGAGCTAAGTTCGGCATGAGTTACGCGCTTTTCCCTTTGCTGGTTGGCTTCGCTTCCGCTGGTGCAGTCTGATTGGCAAGCAACTGCTGGAGCAATTCGCCCTGCTCTTTCAGTTGGCGGCCCTGATCTTCAGCGAGCTTCTTCAGCACTGAAACATCTTCGCTGGGTTGCGCAATTGGGGTTGGAGTCGGCAGATTCGCAACAAGAGGCGGCAACATGCCAAGCTCTTTATACGCATGCACGGTAAAATCCGTGGGCCGTGTTCTCTGGAGTCCCATCGTGGCCCTCTGCTCGTTTGTTTCTTCCCATGTGCGCGTGACTTTCAGGCAGTGATCTAGCCACAATTTGCGGCCCTTTATCTGTGCTGACTCTTCGGAGTTGGCAACATAGACCTCGCTGGCGGCTTCATCGTCTGTCAGATTCAGGTCAATCATGACAATGCCCCGTGAGCCGTACAGATCAATTACCTCTTTCGGTAGTCCGACGAACTGCGATCCGCCTTGCGTTTTCATCTCTCGCGGGACTTCGAAGAATCCCTGCCTTGGGGCGTTCATGTCGAAGTATCCGACACAGTTAGAAACCCGCATATCTTCATCGGCTTTCGTGTAATTGAAGCGGCTTTTGATTGGGTCACCCGCGTTATAGAACCGGGCCATTTCCATTTTCGGCATTGTGTTTTCCTTTTGTGGCGGTGAAGACGCTCACGCATGAGCGGCCCCGCGTTGGGATTTGAGTTACTGGTTAACCTCTAGTGAATGCTGCTGAATGATATGCAGCATTTGGCCGAGCTGCCGCCGATTCGAGCGCGTGGCGTGGCGAGTGTTTGCGCGCCGCTCTGCCTTAAGATTTGCCTGATACGCTTCGTCTTTGTTGCGAAGATTCAAAAGGTGCTGGTCTAGCGCGCTGGCTGAATTCCAGAGGTCATTCTTGCGGAGCCAGTCGAGAACATCACGGCAAAGCGGCATGTAATCGCCGTTGTCTTCCTGCACCACTTTTACATTCGTGGTGGGACATTCAGGAGAGTGCGCGTGATTGGCAGTATGTTTTTCCCCGCCAACAGTGCAGCGGTCAATAATCCAGCGTTCGCGCACATGATTCCAATAAACGATTAGCGATGGATCAATATCCCGCAGGCCAGTGATGAACCAATCGGGAATTACTCTCTGCTGCGCAACGTGGTGAGGGATGATTAGATTGCTCATAAAATCCTGCTTAAAAGTCCGGGCCACCAGTGAAGGCAGCCCGGAGCAAGGGAGAGAATAGTTGACAGGTTTATTTCGCGTAGAAGTTCGCGACAGCGAGGCCCTGAATGCGGCCGAGGTTGTTGGGACGTGGATACACAAAGTTCCCCGTCTCAATTGCTACTGCTGTGTAAGCAGCGAAACCGGCAGACCATTTCAGCATCTGGCCTTCACGATCCATCCAGCCCAAAGGCTTGATGATTCCGTTCTGCACCAGCTTCATGGTCAGAGCAAAGATTGCAGCGGGAGGGCAGTCCACATCTTTCTTGAACGGCAACCCGTTGTAATCGACTGACTGGAAACCCTTGTCCAGTGTGTCATTCATGAAACGCTTTTGCGCGTAACCGAGTGACACATAGGCATCCCACTGCGCTTGCCCAGTGCGGAACTCTTCAATCGGGACAGAGGTTCCAGCATTGATTTCAACGCCGCTCAATACCTGCTGAAGATAGGACTCCTGTAAGCCGTTGCCAGCCGCATCCACCACGTTCGATTTCAGGATGGAGAAAGTGCTGCGGCTCAATCCCTGGAACGTGCCGGTATCGTTGTTGGTGGCAGACCACAGGCCAACGTAAGTTTTGTTGACCTTGCCAGCACCACGGACGACCACATCGTTTGTGGTGGTAGCAGACGAAGCGGAGAGCACTACTGTGGCATTGCCGCCGCCAGAGCTGGGCGTGATTGAGTTGACCGTGTATCCGGCCCCTGCCGAGCGGCTGGTGGTCAACGTGGAATCGTAAATGTCAATCACATCATTGACCTGAATGTAGCGCGAACCGAATGCGCCAAATCCAGTGCCAACAAGCAGCGTCTGGGTTGCGGAAGTTGCGCCGGCGGAGATGGTAGACAAGATGCCCGAGCCATCCATGAAAGTGTCGATGTTCTGCACCTTCAGGAAGTCCTCGATCATGTTGTTTACTTCGTCGTCCAGGTGGTTGATGAAAGCCCGGTCATTGCCTTCCGTGTTCTGGATGTCCTTTTCGAACATCTTGATTGTGCCGGTGTACATGCGGTCGAACACCTGCCACTTTTGTTCGTTCTGCCGGGAAGATACGGCCAGGGCATCGTCTGATGCCTGGGATTGAATCGCAGCGCGCGCACCACGAACCCTTGCGGGAAATTCGTAGTGGTCGCCGCCCAAGCGTGCGGAATCGGGAGCTTTGCTGAAGTCCTTCCGAGTAACCGCCGCCTTATTCTGCTGCTCGACAACGTATTGAGGGCCGTAGGTATTCTTGAGAATGCCGCCAATACGTGCGAGTGTTGCTGAATCGGCCATGGTGTGGCTCCTGTTTGGAATAGCCGTCAACGTGACGGCGGTTCTCACCAGGGACTTGTGCCGATCCTTAGGCCCGGTCTAAACCGTAAGCCCGAATACGCTTGGTCGCTGTTGGAAACTGGTATTGCTAAAACTTTTTAGTTCACTGACAAAATGCGAAAGAGTGAGCGTTCAATGAGCCCATAGGCCAAATTAAACGCATCTATAAAGGTTTTGCAGGTATGCGAACGCCCTTCATAGCGGAAAACAAAACATCCTGCGACCGTACGAATTTTTATTGGCCCACCCACACGCTCAAGCATTGCTGCTTTTTGATGGGCTGGACGGCCAATGAAAACATCGCGCACAAATTGTCTTTCCATGCCAATGAGTGTCATCGCTTATCCCCTTAGCTGCTCTGGTAACTTGCCAGCATCTTTGCTCGACGCTTTTCCGGGTCCATCTCAACCAGTGATGTTTCAGGCTCAGTCGTGCTGGCTGGCGTAGTGCCGCCTGTTACCTGTGTCGGAATGGTGGCCTGCTTCGCTTTCTTCGCGGCAATCATGCGGTCAATGCGCGCCTTGAATAGCGTGGCTTCCTGATTGCGTGCCGCCAAAAGTGCTTTGTTGACTTGCGAGAAATCGCCCTTTTCGGCGGCTTCCACGATCTTCATGGTGCTATCTGCGCCGAGCTGCGCACCGATGACGGTCAACAGCCGTTCGCCTTCACCATCAAGCCATGTTCCCTTGAGCGAGGTATTGATGCTCTCCAGAACTTTGGTTCGGGCTTCGCCAATCCGCTTTGTGGTCTGGGCCTGTACCTCTGCCGTTTTCCTGTCAGCGGCTTCTTTCTCAAGTGTGGCAATGCGCTTCTGTTCCGGTGTCTGCTGCACTCCTGCTGCGGCTGCGGCAAGTTGCTGGCCTGTCTCTTGCTCATAGAACGCCTTGAAGTCGCCAAGGATCTTCTGAAATGTTGCCGGGTCAGCGGCTTTCGCGGCAATCAGGATTTCTGATACGTTGGCTTTTCCTTCGCTGATTTTCCAGAGCACATCTGCGTCTGCAATCGCGTTGGCAATGGCTGCGTTTTTGTCTGTTGCGCCCTTGATGTAATCAGAGGCTTCGATAAAGCCTTTGACCGCCGTTTCCGCCGCGACAAGCTCCTGCACGCGAGGATTGTCTTTTAGTGCGGCCAGTGGATCGTTCGGGTCGACTGCTGGCGGTGCTGCGGCGACTGGTGCTTTGAGGTCATCGCCCAGAAGATCGGTCAGGCCTTCGAGATCGCCAGCGGCAACAGGAGCATCTGCCGGTGGAGTTGCCGCCGCTGCGGGAGTGCTGGGGGTCGCAGGGGTTGAAGGTGCAGCCGCCGGAGGCGTTACGGGCGTGGGCTCAGTCTTCGCCGGTGCGCTGGCATCCCATGCCGCTGCTGCTGCGTCAGAACTTGGAATTGCTGGAGTTGTCGGAGTGCTCATAGATTGTCTTATCCTTTTCGCGGAAACGTAAAAGGCTGGACTAATCCAGCCTCCATTTCGCTATTTTGGTGTGAGTGATTTTCGGTTTACAGAACGCCTTCAACTTGGGCGTAGAGCTTCAATGCGCTTGCATCTCCGTTGTTTGCGAGCTGCACCGCGCCGGAGGTGTAGAGTAAAACTTTGCCGTTTGCCCGGTCGTAGGCAATATCAGAAATTGCGGCCGTGATGGCAGGCCCAAGACACAGCGGAACAAATTTGCGAATCCGCGAGAAACCGAACAATGCCGGAGTGATTGCATAGCCGCCCGTTGGATATGCGTTATCGAGCTGAATTTCGGCGATGCCCGCGAAGTAAGCGCCGGGCGATTCTTTCACTCCGGCTGCGGTATTTTGTGAGTCCTGAAAAGTTGCTGTGATTGCCACGTTATTTCTCCTGTGCCGGAGTACCGGCTGTGTTTCCGGCTATGCCGGAGAAAGATTTGTGCTGATTCATGATCGCGAGGATGCGCCAGAACGTTTGGGGATCGCGGCCTACATACTGCGGTGGCAGATCAAGCCATATCGACAATGCGACGATGGCCGCACCTGCCAATAGAGTTCCGGACACAATCAGAAACGTTATCATGCCGCTCCTGGTGTTGCGTTCTGCGCGAACTGCGCGCCCTGCTTTGCTGCTGCGCCTTCTACGTTGGCTGGGCTATCGCTTGCACCCGGTACGCCGTTCAATGGATTGCCCGCGCCCGGTTGTCCGCCTCCTGCCATCGCTGCCGCCATCTGCTTATTGAGTAATTGCGGATCAGGCGGTACACCCTGCGTTATGGCCGCCAACTTGTCTGAGCAATACTGGAAATACATCAAAAGGCCTTGCTGAATTGGCGAATCAAGCCCTCTAAACTCTTCCGTGAGCTGATAATTACCCAGCCCTTTGACCCAAATATCCCACTTCTGCGAAGGAACTTCAGAGGGAGTTTGCCCCAGCTTCAGAATCTCTAAATCGACATCGAATTTCGCATAGTTGTAGTGATTCGCCTTGTTCAGATCGTTCAAATTCAGCGCAGAGAGCACATAATCCTGATTTACCGGGTCCTGCATGTCCACAATGCCGCTCTGGGCTGCTGTGGTGATGGCTTGCAACTTTTCTGACTGAGTTTTGGGCCGCGAGGAGTCTTTGACCGCTGAAATCCCGTAATTTCCCGCTAAATCCTTACCAAAAAGCTCTTTCATTCCCAGCTTGCCGTTAAAGCCGGAGACTTTGGCCTTGCGTGGCTCATCCCAGACCTTCTGCGCCATTATCAGGAGCTTTTCTTTCCGTAAAGTGTGCGCCTGTTCCCAGAGAAACCGCTGAGTGCCGATAGATTCCTCTTGTTTCGCGCCCAAATAGGCGATGCCACGAAAAGATTTCACGCCTGACGGTGCATCTCCTGTGCCTACGCCTTCGGTGTAGCCCAAGCGGTCAAAATCGCTGAGGATTTGCTGGCGACGGGCCGGAAGTGCAGGGCCATAAGGATTCGGCAGAACGAAGTGCGGAGCTACTTTGCCGTCGCCCTGATTGTCAAAATAGATGTGGTCATGTGGTGAGCCTGTGATTGGAGTCATGCTGCCCACCTGAGTGCGCGGGATGATCCATTTGCCCACTGAATTTGTCATTGCAGACAATTCCATGAGGCTATCCAAGCGATTCAGTTGCTTTTGCAGTGGCACCAGGCGCGCACCCTGCCCAATTGGATACGGTGAAGCAGGGTCTTTCTCCCACGGAAAGAACGTAAAGCACTTTTTCCCGTCCCATGGGTTCTCAGATTTGGCCAGCGTCTTGCCATTGACGAAAATAAAGTAAATTCCATACTGCTGGGCAGCCTGAAATTTGCTCAACTGCTCATAACCGATGACCTGTGAAGGTTCGCTCTGCCATTCTGCTTCGATTGCTTCTTGCACGTCTTCGTCAAGCTCTGCCCAATCGCTCCAGATTTCCGTGAACGTCACCAGATCAGAGTGCTCCTGCCCAGACATCACCAGAGATTGCAGAGCGTCAGCGTAATACTGCGGGATGTCGCGGGATGAATCCGTGGGAAGTTCGCCAGCATCGGGAAATAAGCTCTTGGCCTTGTTCTTTGAGCGCCGGAAGCGGTGCGTGAGGATTGGCGTTAGGTTGGCATCGCGGCAATCGCGCGGCAGGTAAATCTCAAATATCTTCACCACTTCAGAATTTAGCTTGCCCTTGGGGAAACTCTGCATGTCGCCTGCCTGTGGCTCCATCAGGTTCTCTGTGCTCATCGGAGCATTGCACTGTGGGCAAGGTGCTTGCGGTGCAGGCGGCTCCATCGTGGGCAAGCTGGGCTGCTGTGGCTGCTGGCCTATCGCCATATAGCCGCACGACTGGCAGACGTTCACATTGGATGTCTGCATATCCATGCCCGGAATCTGCGAAACTCCAGTGGCCAGCGAAGTGTCTACCGTGTCCTTTACGCAGCCCATACCCCAGAGCGTCGTATGTTTCGCCAGAATCGGATTCAGCACATCCATGCCGGTTTCTTTGTCCAACTCTTCCATGATGGATTCGGCGGCTTCGGCTGCCCTGCGGTTTACTGTGTCCGTATCGTCTGGCGTGGCTTCGATCTCTGGGATGGCAGCGCCTAAAGAGTTGGCATTCGCGTTGATCGTCTTTGAGAAGTAATCTGAGACGGGCATCGGCACGGGTTTTTTGGGATCCTGCGGGATCTGCTCCCATTTGCCAGAACTATTCAGGCGGTTCCATTGCTTCATCTGGTAGACAAGTGCCTGCTGATACCACTCGCGATCTTCAGCAAAGCGGTTGCGAGAGTCACGCTCGTAAATCTTCTCGCCAAATGAGCGCAGCATTTTATCCAGAGGGCTTTCCATCTGGACTGGATTCTGATTTTTTGCTACTGAGGCAGTGGCCATTTTATAGAGTTACTGTGTTGCCCTAACCTGATTGATAAACGCCTCATCGTCATGCGCCTGCACGTCCATCAGTGAATCCAGTGGCAGTACCGGGCTCATCTTGTCATCCGTGTTGTGCTCCGAAGACAGATGCACCGTTTCAAACTTGGACTGGATTACCATGCCGATCTGCTCATCTTTGCGCTCAAGCTGGCGCGATAGACGGGCTTCGCGCAACCGGGCTTCCTTCAACTGCTCAAGCAGGACGGTGCATGTCTGGCAATTAAGCACTGGCGCTGCCTTTTGCTGCGTGTTCGGCAACTGCGCTTTGGTGCCGCCGAATCGCTTTAACAAATCCATGAGCTTTGACATGTTCTATTCCTATCGCTACGCCGTCTTTAACCCAGAGGTTAGGAGTGTCCGCGTGCTGCTCGAATCCAGCTGCTTTCATCTGCTCCGTAACTTCCGCGTGCTTCTTGGCAAACGCTTCTTTGCAGTCATCACCACAGAACAGCCCAGCCATTGGCTTGCGAGTATAAGAACGGCCACAATGGGTACACCGTAACGGCGCTTTTCGTTTCGAAGACATTTAGCGGTAGAATCCCAAGCCATTAACGCCAAGCGGGCGCGGGGCATTGGGAATACAGAGCGGGACTGGCACGAATATCTTCTCTGCCATTTGAGGATTCTTTCCGGCCAGCAATTGATCTACTACTCTGCGGGCCGATGCCTTCCACTGCCGGTTAGTGGTGCACATCTTAAAGTCTTTCGAGAAATGGGATTTGCGCACACGGGCGGCAAGCTCATGACGAACCCGCCGCCGTTCGCGCTTCTCTTCTTTGGTCATTAAGCCACCGGCACCACAGGTGCAACAGCGACAGGCTTTGAAGTGTCTGCCGGCTGAAATGCCAGGGGTTGATGGTTGTCGCCCACGGCTGTTTCGCCGGCTGGATGCGCAACGATCACCGGCTTGGGCGGTAGGATTTCCAGCAGTTCATCCACCGTGAGCGTCACGGTTCCGCTGTTGTGCCGTGCGTCTTTGGCCTTCTCGTGCAATTCAAAAAGGCGTGCATCGGTTAATACCTTGGGTTTGGCTGGCTGGTTGTCGAGGACTGTATCGGTCATAAAATCTCCTTTTAAAAAGTTTCGGTTTGACTAGAGGCTGGCGTATAGGAATTGAGCGGTAAAGCCAAGCATAGAATCAGACGGCGGCACATCGCTGAAAGTCTAATTTCCGTTTCGGCCCCAAACATCAAGGCGTGTTCCAGCAGAAAAGGTTGTTGCCGCGAGGGCAGTAGTTGCCAAAGTTGCATACACGCCAAGAGTGAACTGTTGGAGCGGAGCGTTTGTGGAAAGATCGGAAAACCAGCCGACACCTTGAAAAATTGTAGGAGCAGCCGACACTGAAGGATTCCCTTCGAGGCCGTTAATGTTGATGCTCTTAAGGCTGCCCGATGCTCCGTCAATCATGATCCAGCCATCGCGGGCGATTGCCGTTACCGTAATCGCGAGCGGTATCCCTGGAATGCTTACGGCAGCGGTGGATACGTCCGTTGCGGTCGCCGTGGTGACTTCGCGCAAACCTGAGCCATTGGTCCCAGCGGTCGTGCTCGGCGTGCCCGGTCCCATGAGTAAACGTCCCACTGCGCCAGCACTGTAGCCCACGATCAGGTAATGGATCATGAACTCGCGGCAGGTTGTGCCGTTGCAGCAAGTCGCGGCGTTAACCGGGGTAAGTTCATTTACAGCACCATTGGTCGTTCCACAGAAAGCCCAATTGATTGCCCCAGCAGCCATAGTTGCCTGAGTGACGCTCGTACAGGTTGGAGCCGCGTCAGCATTCAATGTGCTGGCAAATTGGTTGGTACACGCGCCGGTGCCGCTTGCCGCTCCTGTGCTGGCTACCTCATCCGTGCCGTTCCATTTGAAATAGCCGCCCGTGGTAGAAGGATGCGCGATTCGCTGCCACGTCGGAGTAGCGCCGATAGCAAACAGGCCATCCCCGCGTATAGGAGCAGCAGCCGTGGTGTCTGAGTGTGTGGCGGAAAGCAGCGCGTGAGCTGTCGGCGCGAAGGTGGTTGGCACGCTCGTAAGCTGCCCATAGCCAACCTGGGCGCACGTCAGATTGCCGCTGGCATCAATTGCATCCGCGTATTGGTTTGCCGAGCAGTCTGTCGGATTGGTCGCAAGGGCCGTGGCTGTCGCCGCGTTGCCTGTGGTATTGGCTGCGTTGTTCGGTATGTCGCCAGAGGCTAGATTTGTGCCTGACGTGACTAACCCCTTGGCGTTAAATGTAACCTTCGGGCTGGTTCCCGGCGTGGCCACGGTTGCCAAAGTGAACGCTAGTGCTCCGCCCGCCGTTGTGCCATCCCCGGTCAATGCTGGGAAAGAAGATGCCTTGAGCAAGCCCGTAATGTCTGCGCTTGAAACGTCAACGGTCTTCGCTGCACCATCCTGTACGCCTGCGGTTATATGCGTAAAGCCTGTACCTGTCGGAACTACACCGCCACTCCCACCTGTCCCGTTTACTTTGAACCATGAGCCCAGCAGGCAGTCGTAAAAGTCACCAGTCGTATCGTCTTCTGCCACGTTGAACGAAAAGCAAGATCCTGTCGGCACGCCATTGAAATGCACCAGCACAGCGTTACCGCTTGCCTTAAATCCCTGAGCCCAGCCATGGCCATGGAGAAATAAAAGCAACAGCAAGAGCACAGCCAGGCAGCGCAACACGAGGCTTACCGTATCGCTGGTCTTTGTGTCCTTCTGTGGCGGATGTGAGTGATTGGAGAGCATTTATCTGGTTGAAACGATGAGCGCGCTTGGCGAGCCTGAAGCCGCTTTCAGAGAGCAAACGGCATTGCCAGACTGAAATCTTGCTGGACTGAAAGCCCTTGGTCGTGGACCGCCGATTTCAAACTGCTGGCCGGGGCCGATTGTCACTTCTGAGTTTGCATTTGCAGGGTCACTGCGCAGAGCCATTGCTATTGCCGATGGATTGATGATTACCACCGTATTGCAGTCGATTGGCACAAACGAATCTGCTACATCCGTAAATACCGATGAACTCACAGGCAGCACGCGAACCGCGAAATTCTCTTCCCAGACTCTAGCCATTTAGCGGTAACTGATTGTGTAATCTCCCGGCGTGGTGCCGGTGGCTGACGTGATGCACAGGCCAACATTGAACTGCACGTCATAGCTGAATGTAGCTGCCTGTGCCGTTGCGTCAATGGTGGCAATCTTTGTGCCGGTGCAGGTCGTATTGTCGAACAGCGTCAGGGTTTCATTCGTGCTGCCCTTGGTTGAAATGATGACCTGATGCAGGAATCCCGGCGATGTCTTTACCACGGTGTTCGTGTTGGTGGTGATATTGACGTACTGATAGGAAAATATGGTCGGAGCTGAATTAGCCGAGGCGTAGACGTTCAAGATTGCCGTTGGTGAAGCTCCGCCCGTCCAACTCGCCGTGACGATCAGCGAAGTATAAAGGCCCGTGATTGACCTGATGGCGTTGGCGTTCGTCGTATACGAGTCGATTATCTGGCATGTTCCGCCAACCATGCAGCCCTGCACCGTAACTGCCACTGATGCCGGAGCGCCCGTAAACTTCTCCTCAATCGAGAAATTCAGCACGCCCTTGATGTTGTTGTAGGTGACTGAGTTTCCTGAGGTGGCAATGGTGAAGGTCTGGCGGTCAAGGTTGTAGGCTGCCTGAGCATGGCTTTGGATGTTGCAGGCCAGAATTCCCAGAGCAATGAGCCAGAGCAGATATGTGCGTTTACGCATCGGTTACTCCCACGACGGCTTCAATCCGTCCCTATAAATAACAGCGTTACAGCGAGTGCAGTTGTAATGCGATAGATCAGAGCTTTTGAGATGCCCGCGAAAGAAGCAGCAGATTCGCCTTGGCAGCGATACCATACCTGTTATTCTTTGGGCCCGTTTGATCTCGTTCCAATTCTCCAATGCCTTAGCGCCGCTTGGAGTGAGAGGCCTATTTCTAAAATTGGTAGTGAGTTCATTGCAGTGCTCAGCGAGATCACGGCGAGTTGCACACTTCAAGTCGGTTAGCTGCATAGCACCTGATACATGGTCATCTTTTGTCCACCGTTCTCTGCTTCCAGCGCGATCTTGTCACGATAGCGTTTCAGCTCTGCCGACTCTTCCGCCGCCACGATGCAAGGCCTACACAGAAAGCGTTCAATTGCTTGCTGGCCCTGAAAGATTCCAGCGTCACTCCATCCCTTGGCCTTAAGATTTGGAGTGAGCACGAAACCCTTGGCTACAAAACGACGACTGCGTCGAACCAAATGCTCAAGCTGGTTGCAGTCTGGAGCGTGGCCCATTACATCGCCACCCTTACAACTACAGGGCTCAGTCGTGAATGAGGGTCGATCTGGGATATGACATAAGCAGCAGTTACGCACTATTTGCACCTGCCTTCGTAATCGGCATCACTGATACTCTCTTTCTTGCTCGTATTTTGCCCGCGCCCATGCTTCCTGATCCTCTTGGCTCATTTCAGATTGTGATAGCAGGTCTGGCGTTACTTCACGGGCGAACGTCAGATTGAATGCGTCGGCATCGTCAGGTGATTTCTCGCCACGCTCCTGAATGCTTTTCTTGGACTCGATTACAAGTTTGCTCGATTGGTTGATGTGGTATCCCGGCAATCTGAGTTGCTGTTTTAACTCTTCATCGTTTGGAATCGTGCCAAGCAATAGATGTTCTTTCGCCTTCATCCACATGTAAGCGCGCATGTTGAGGCAGTGTTTCTCGTCAGGACTTTCCCCGCCAGCCACAACCTCATACACATTGGTAAAGCCCATGCCTCGTAACTGTACTGCTATCGCAGCGCCAAAAGCTGAATCTACAAACAACGCAGCCAGTATTCTTTCGGGCCGTCTGTCTCTCAGTAGTTCGGCACAGATTGCAACTCGCTCTGAACGGTCAGGATCTCGCTCTCCTGGTATCCGGATAGGCTTCATGCCTTCCGGGTCACCATCCAAACCACGCCGAAACCTGATTACATTCCACGCCCTGCCGCCGCCTGAAACGTCAAACCCTGCAATGAGTGGAACGCCAATGGGCACCGGAACTTTGCGGTGGGCTGCTTCCTCAATCCGCTTAGTGTCAATATATTGAAGCTCTGAAGCAGATGGCGGATAGCCGAATATTCTGACCTTGCAAAAATCAGAGTGTTCGCCGTAATCCTCAATCCATTGCTGAAGCAGGGCCTTGTTAGTGAACCTGCTATTGAGAGAATTGACGCGCCGATGATTCCAGCGTGCGACCTTATCGCCATTGGTAATACGGTAAAACTCTCCAGTGTTCCTGACCATCTGGCCCCAAGCGAAGAACATGGGTTCGCCGTCAGTGAGTCCACCATAGGACGTATCCCATATTTTGTCAGGAACTTCTGAGGCTTCATCGAATAGATACCAGCTTGTACTTTTGCGTGCGTGTTGGCCGGCGAATGTTTGAGCATTTTGCTCTTTGCAGGTCTGAGGGCTGACTTTCCATGTTTCAGAATGGCGACGATGATAGATGCCCGATGCCTGGATATCGAACCATCGGGCCGTGATGCACATCTTGCCCCATGACGTGATAGCAGCCCATGTTTTCTCTTCAAGCTGTTGATAAGTACCAGCCGTAACCGTGCCGATACTGTGAGGCCGCGTTGAAGCAATCCACCAGGCCAGCCAAGCACCCATTGCGCTCTTACCTGTACCGTGGCCTGAGCTTTCGGCCATCTGGATTGGCATAACTGGATTCGAGCCGTCAAACTTCCTGCTCTTAACTTCCTCGCCAAGAGAGCGGAGAAATTCAATCTGGTGCTCATCTGGGCCAGGTTCATCGTGCAATGGGCCTTCTGATCCCCAAGGCCATGCGAAGTAAACGAATCCGAGTGGGTCTGCATAGTAGTTACTGACCTCGCGGGCCAGTTCAAGATCGACAGGAGTCATCCTGCATGGGCCGCAGCTCTCTGTCGCCCAGCAGCCAGAACCTTAAGCAAGTCATCGTCTGCAGTAAACTCAACCTTGTCCGTAAACATCTTCAGGTGCTTCCCGGCCAACTCAGCGCCCTTCAGGACCGCATACGGCTCAAATGCAACCACCGCTGCCCTGAGTAGCTTTCCTGTAGCGTCACAGCCGGGACAATCTCGCGGAATCGCTTCGCCAATATCTAGCGTCTTTGCGCCTTCACAGATAGGGCAAACTTCATCCGTGGGCAACATGAGCGGCTTCCCGTTTTTGTCTGCTACCAGCTTCACGTTGCGGCAGCGCTCTACTGTCTCTTCAATCCACCCCAGCACGCGATCCTGGTCAATTCCAGTCCGTTGCGCCCGTTTTTCCATGGCGACCTGGATGGCGGCGGCCACACTAACATTCGCTAACAGCCGAGAGCCTTGTTCGTTTGCAGTTCTCTTGCTGTATCCGGACTTGATTGCTGCCTGAGTCGCATTGAGCGAAACCAGATATTCAGCAACAAAGGTTTTCTGCCGTGCCGTGAGTTTTGCCATTGATTCCGATCCCCGGCCTAAGACGCTCTCACAAGAGAGTCCGACCTCGTATCGTCCAGAATGGGATAAGTGCATCCCTTTGTTCCTTGCATATGTGGCCCAATCTCTATAAAGCACTTGTGGGCACGCGCGCCGCAACTATCACAGACAGAAATAAACTGGCTTGAACTAGATGCACTCCATAAATGAGCGCACTTTGCGACACGGTCAGCTAATTCCATAAGCTCTTCAAGTATTTTCGCGAGTTCCTCTGTGGACTCATAGCGCCCACTCATCTGCATATCGGCGCAACTACAGCGCTTATCTCCAGAGTGCAGCCATAGAGCCAATGCTGTTCCGCTGCGGGGAATAGAAATATGGAGTTGATATTTCTCTCCGTTCGCATGTGTTTCGAAAATCATTACTCCCCGCCGCCCATGTGGTGTTTCATGTGGGCCAGCGCGTGACTCGCTTTGGTGAAGACGTGAGTGCTGGTGCCATCTTGTGAGCCTGGCGCTTGACTGGCTGATCCGCCTACCTGATCGCTCCCGTCGCCTTCCGCTTGTTCGGGTGCTGGCTTCGGTGGCAGATCGCGATGGACGCGCACGCTGAAACCGTTCTCTGCCGGCTCAACGTGAATCGAGCTCAGTTTGCCTTTGGGCATGTCCTGCAATTTGTCCAGCATGCCGTTTACGCGAGATGTTTTCTCTTCTGGTTTTTCGTAGCTTTTCATGATTTATGCACGCCTTTTATGTGTTAACTCTGTATCTAGAGCGGTAAAATCGGACTTATGCGATCAAATACCGCCGAAATAGAACGCTTTCGCTTACTGATTCGCTCAATGAGCCGTGATTCCATTCTCTACAAGATGTTGAAAGAGGAGCTTGGTAGGCTTGGACATTGGAAGAACATGCCGCGCGGGAAGCCGAAACGCTTTCAGTCTTGAGTGGATTCAGGATCTTATCCAGCCGTGCCGCCAAAGCCGTTCATTTTGAATAGCCTATGACCTGCCAGCCCAAGGGCTTAGTGATCAACTGCCACACGCCGAATGCTGCCGCTGGTATTTTCTTAGCGTTGCAGTCATCAACATACTGGCGATAGGCTGATTCGTCGCGGCTCATGCAAGCATCAGGTCTAACTTGTTGATTTCTAAACTCATCGCTAACCCGCGTGTTTGCTGGTGATAGCCCTGATTGGCCGATAAGGTTTCGAGCAATACTCTTACCCGTCCGCTGGCCGATAGCTCAGAATCAAATACGCCATACCAGCCTTTGAATGCGCCGGCGGTCACTGCTACTCTGTCGCCAGCCTGGAACTTATCGCGGCGCTCCGTTACCAGCTTCATCTCCCGCAGGTCGGCAATCACTGAATCCGGTACCATGGCCGGAACCATCCCGAATTTGACGATCTTCCGCACGCCAAAGGCGTTATTCACTTTTGAGGCGAGATAGTCCGGGAAGCTTCCAAAGATGTAACCGGGGAAAAAGGGCCGCAATTCGAGGGAATTTTCTGTGCTGGCCAGCGGAAGGAAAACTTCAACGCCGAGGAGGGATAGAAAATGCTGTGCGCGATCTTCTTGGCAGGGCTTTGTGCGAATCAAAAACCAGGGGTTTTGGGAAAAGCTACCGCACTGGTTTTCTATGGCCGTACTAGAAAAAGCCGATGTGCTCAATGTTTTAAGTTCACCCAAGTCTTCATTACAAAAGGAGATAGAAACACTATAGGCAGGGATTAAGGCAGAGTGCAATCGTCTGTTCCACGCGGAATAGTTCTACGTGGCACGCTTCAGTGCCCGAGCCATCTCAATAAATGGCTTAAGGGCTGCTCGGCGCTTGCGCTCGGCTTCGTTGTGGCAATCCTTGCAGTATCTTTGTCCCGTGCTTCTTACAGGATTCATATTGCAAGCTGCACAAGTTTTCGATCTCTTCATGGTCAGGCCTCTTAGCTAACTCAATGCGGCTGAAATCTGCCAAGTTGTGATGTTTTTTACAAAGAAACCAAACATAGAATGGCCTCCAGTAATCCTCATGGTGGATAGTCGTTTTAGGATCGCCACATATCTCACATGGCAGTCTTTTCATCCACCCTTTCTTGACCGCCATGCGCGCCAAATATCCGGCTTCGGCGTGCCTTCCTCTCTCTTGTGGATCGTCAATGTTTTTCTTTATTATTCCCATTCTTTAAAACTAGGATGGATGTAAACCTTTGTAAACAAAAAATTTAGCTAGCACTTTTTACTCCTGCATCCACTTATCGACTTGCTTGCACGCTGGGCAGAGCGCTATTGCTCCGTAAGTTTCTGCTGGCGCGTCAAAGAACTCTGCGCACCGATAGCAGATCACGCGCACCAGTTTGAACCTCTCGCTCATACTCGATACTCCCTCACGGCCTCAAACTTCCTGAATTTTTACGCTGTAGATGGCCTCTACCAGCTTCTTTTTGATCTTGTAAACATCTGTTTTCATGCCTTTTACATCTTCCACGCGGGTACGATTGGCCGCGATGTCGAAATATTGAAAGTCGGCAACATATGTGCAGATCAGGGCGCTTTCTATGAAAATCTTGAAGCGCGGCTGCAACTGCAAATCGCTGATTTTTCCGGCGCGCTCCAGGATTTTCAGCGTTCCATAGTGGGCAGCTTCCTTCTTGCTGGCGAACCGTATGCCGTCCACGATGGTGGGAACCGCTCTGTACTTGCTGCGGCTAGTGGGCATCGTTGGCTCCTTTTAGGGCGCACTCAGGTGAACAAAATAGCCTTCCCAGAGTGGTGCTCATAAACTTCTTCTCGCACAATTTGCCACACTTAACACAGCGAGCATTGCCCTTCTTTGCTGTAACTCTCTTTTCCGTCTCAGTGGGCATGGGAGGGCTCCTCTGGCTTCACTGGTAATTCAACTTTCACCGTGAGTTGGTCGATGACGATGTACTGCCGCTCCGCAATCTTTTTCTTGATTGAATTCGACTCCGCCCAGATGACATAGATAATCGCCAATATGCCCCAGAAGTCTTTGCGCGTGAAAAAGAAGGCCAACATGCATCCGGTGCCCGCTATGACAAGCGC